CGAACCAGAATAGGTATCAACTATATGTCCGCCAACATTATAAGCCCCTATTGTAAGTTCTAGTGAGTCACCGGCTTCCATAGTATGTGTAGACGGCGTAATTTCTAAATAGTCAACTAAATCAGCACTACTAAATATCCAGCGAGCAGTCGGTTCAGCATCTAATGTATCAGTGTTTCCATTATTTATTGAATTAGTAGCAAAAATATCATTATTATTAGTTGAGCTATCCAGAACCTCTGAATCCTGAACATCCACGTACTCTACTTCTTGAATACCGTTTGGTATATCGAAGTTAAAACGATTCCCGCCAACAGAAGACCTTAGCAGTATCTCATTCCCCGAAGTACCTGTTAAGGTAAGCGTCCCATCAATGGTCTGGGTCGATCCAGCCGCAAATTCAAGAGTTTTCCCGGGTACATTACAAACAAGATCAAAGAAAATAGTGTCACCCGATATACTAGAATCCGGATTAGTATAGTCATTGGTAAAAGTAACCGTACCGGCTCTAGGCACGAAAGTATCATTATTAGTCCAATCATTGTCGACTGTTATACCGTAACTGCTTGTACTGGCATCTAAAGTCCCGGCTGTTATATCTAAATTATTCGTAACGACTATCGCTCCGCCCAATATGTAAGTCTCGGAAGCATTATCAAATTCTATATCGTAATATGTCCCCGGAGTGACGATCGTTGAGTTACCGCCACCGTAAGGATAATAACCGGAATATGTAACACGTGAAGTCTGATACGTGAAAGTCCCGTCTATAACAAATGGTGTATGATCCGCAGGAGGCGGTCCGCCGCCACCGCCTGTAGCACCTTCTCCTGCCCATACCAGGATCGGAAGCTCTTTCATGACTGTAGTGTCATCCCCTAGTTCACCGTATGTATTAATACCAAATGAATATATGGTACCGTCGTTTGCCACGACCAGAGAGTGCTGGTTTCCTCCTTCGACAAGTCCGATATTATCCAAATAGTGCGTAGGATATTCGGGTAACGGTCCATGCACCTGTATCGGGGCCAACTCCCAATAATATGGATATGCCACATGTACGTTACCTAATTGCCCGCCGTTGGCTCTACCCCATGAATATACAGCCCCGGTATTCGTTAAGGCCAGTGAGTGGTATCCTCCCGCTGATATCTGCACAATATTTTCTAGATATTGCGTATAATTATCTTGCTCACCATCGTGTACACGTGTCGGGATAAGAGTCACATTGTAATCACCTATTCCCTGTGAATCGTTTCCTACCTGGCCGTAATAGTTATAACCCCAGCCATATACAGTCCCATGCTCTGTCAAGGCCAGTGTATGCACTCCTCCTGCTGCCACCTGGACAATAGTTTCATTCTGTAAAGTACTTACATATCCCGGAGTATTTGTAGCTGCATATGGAGGTCCGGTAGGATTCGGGGGTTCGGGACCTGTGTCATATCCCAATTGACCTCTGTTATTAGCCCCCCAGGTGTATACTTTTGTAGTTGTGCTGGGACCTGCAGGTTCGTTCGTTAAAACCACTGAATGAAAATGCCCTGTTGATATTTGAGTAACGTTTTCTAAATAACCTGAGGCAGCACCCTGCGCGCCGGTTACTACCCTTAACGGTGTATACGCAGTGTCTGTCCCTACTCCCAAATAAGCGTTCCATCCCCATGCATACACGGAACCGTCGTCTATTAAAGCCAGAGTGAAATAGTATCCTGCCGATATCTGGGTAACGTCCTCTAAAAATCCTGACGCGGTAGCCTGAGAGCCATCATGCACCCTTACCGGTGTGGTTTGAGCACTACTTACAGCCGTGCCGTTACCTAACGTTCTTCCAAGTCCCCATGAATATACAGAACCATCGCTTATTAATGCTGCCGTGTTATAAGATCCTGATGTTACCTGTATGACATCGGAAAGATAGGTCCCGCCTTGTTCTCCTCCCAACACCTGTACCGGGGTATGCCTTTCTATCTGTGTGCCATCTCCTAACTGGCCCGAAGTATTATCTCCCCACGCATATAAATAACCGTCAGCTGTAACAGCAAAACTTTGTGCGCCATACGCTGCTCCGACAACCTGGATTACATCGCCGAGATAATATGCTCCTCCACCATAAGAAAGATTCCAGACATCTTGGTCTTCAGTAGGTACAGCTTTTGTGCCGGCCAAGAGAGTATGGAAATCTTTTATCGTCAATTTGTCATACGTGGTAATCATGTTTGTTCCGGTTTTTGTCGTTGTCGTTGCACCAGGACCTACTCCTTCACCAAAGTTCAAGTTGTTAAAGGTCCAGTCGGTATCCCCGCCAAAGGAACCCGTGCCTTCCAAAGTAAATGTCCCGGCGGTTAAATTGATTGCTCCGTCACCGGTTACGTCACCACCTTGAACGGTAACATCGTGCAAACCTTCAAGAGTACCGGCTGTTATGTAGAGATCGTTGGTAGCGGTTATCGCCCCTGCCAGCCTATAAGTCTCAGAAGCATTGCTGATTTCAAGATCGTAATACGTGGTAGGAGTAACGCTTGTTTTACCGTAAAGATAATCCCCCGAATATACCACCCGGGAAGTCTGGCTTTTAAACGTACCTTGCTCTTTTATAACGAAAGGCGCATAGGTTGTTTCTTGGTCGACCCTAAATGCGGGCTCTCCCGTCACTATTACCGGAAGTTCTCTGATGAGTGTCGTGCCATCACCTATTTCTCCGGTTGCATTCCCGCCGCATGCGTATAAGATACCCGTGTCCGTCACGAACAGAGAGTGCGCGTTTCCCCCATCCACAAAGTCAATATTTTCTAAGTACTCTGTAGGATATTCGGGTAGCGGAGCATGCACCTGTATCGGAGTTAATTCCCAATAATATGGGTACGCCGCATGTACGTTTCCTAATTGTCCGTCACCGGCTCCCCCCCATGCGTATACAATCCCTGTATCTGTCAAGCCCAGGGAGTGTGACCCTCCCGCTGATATCTGCACGATGTTTTCCAGGTAATCTGATACTCCCGGTGTCTGCTCGCCATCATGTACAAGTGTCGGCGTAAGAGTGACGTTAAATGTACCTCCCTGTGAATTATTCCCTACCTGTCCGTAATAGTTATAACCCCAGCCATACACATTCCCATCATCTGTAAGTGCCAGTGTGTGCAACCCGCCCGCTGCCACCTGGGTAATAGTTTCACCCGCTAAAGCAAATACAACTCCCGGAGCATCTGTAGCTGCATATGGGGGTCCGGTAATATACGGAGGCTCGGGACCGGTGTCATACCCCAATTGCCCTCTGGTATTATTTCCCCAGGTGTATATTTTTGTAACTGTACCCTCGAGCGTCAAAACTACTGAATGAAAATCCCCAGCTGACACTTGAGTGACATCTTCCAGGTAATCTGATACTCCCGGCGTCTGGGCCCCGTCTACTACCCTTGCTGGAGTATACGGATCCCTTACTAGTCCTCCTGCTCCCAAATAAGCGTTATATCCCCATGAATACACGGAACCATCGTCTATTAAAGCCAGAGTATACTGGTATCCTGCTGATATCTGGGTTACGTTCTCCAGAAATCCTGAAGCGGTAGCTTGAGTACCATCATGCACCCTTACCGGTGTGGTTTGAGCTATATTTACACTTGTGCCGTTTCCTAACGCCCTTCCAAACCCCCATGAATACACATAACCATCGCTTGTTAAGGCTACTGTATGGACCCTTCCTGCTGCTACCTGGACGATATCTGAAAGATAGGTTTCTCCTGTTAACGGCGCTTGTTCTCCTGCTAATACCCGCACCGGGGTATGCCTATCTATTTGTGTGCCGTCTCCTAATTGGCCGGAATTATTATCCCCCCAGGCATACACATAACCGTCAGTTGTAACAGCAAAAGTTTGTGTGCCGAAAGACGATGATCCGACAACTTGTGTTACATCGGGAAGCAAGAAAGTCCCTGCGCCGGCCCCTCCGCCGCTATAGTTAAGAGTCCAGGTGCTCGAACCGGCTTGTAGGGTATGGTAATCTTCTACCAGTAATTGACCCGAGATCGTGATAACGTTACTACCTGTTTTAGATGTGGTTCTTGTATTCTGGCCGTCACCGAACGTAAGGTTGTAGAAAGTCCACCCCGTATTTCCCCCGAAACTTCCCGTCTCTTCTAAAGTAAACGTTCCAGCATTTAAATTAATTATTCCACTGCCACCAGTAACATCACCACCCTTGACTGTAATATCATGTCCGCCTTCAAGTGTGCTCGCAGTCATCACTAGATCATTGTTTATCACGATGTCATCACGGGCAGTCCAAGTCCCCGTCCCGACTGAGTTATTAAAAACGACATCATAAAACTCTGATCCTCCGGTAGTAATGAAATGATTTCCTGCACCGTCAAAAGTTATTGTATGGGTGCTAGCGGTAAACGTCCCCTCATTAAAGAAACTTCCGCTTAAATTGATATCGTCACCAGGAGCATACGTAACACCAGATGGTATCCATAACGTAATGCCATCTGTAAAAGTAGCAGGACTTGCTACTGTGTAATGTACATCGGAATCGCTATAGTAAGCACCTGCAAGATCTGCGTTTGTAAAGGAAACGCCCACAACTCCGTCAGTGTCACCCATAGCGATCCTATCATCATACATAAGTAGGCCCGTTATGTCGGTTGAAGCATCCTGTATAATACCCATTAGATTCGAATTCTCGGAAGCTGAATTATTGTCATTAATAAATATGAGAAGATAATCATTGTCGTCTGCGAACACGTTGGCAAACGTAAAATCTTCACCTTCTACTCCAGTTGTCGTCGTAGTGGTATAGGTCCATCCATTTTTCGAAACTAAAACTACCGGTACATTACCAGTCAATCCCATTATTGTTCCTGATATATTTAGATCCCCGAATCTCCAACGAGCGGTAGGCTCTGGATCACCACTATCCGTCGTACCCGGCGCCTCTGTGGAATTAAACGTGAATATATCATTATTATCACCGGGTATATCCAAAACTTCTGAATCAGTTACATTTACATAGCTGGCGGTTTGATAACTGTTTGGAATATCAAGATTGAAGCGGGTACCACCAATCGTAGACTGAAGCACTATCAAGTTACCAGGCGCACCTGCTAAAGTAAGTGCACCTAATGGCCCTGATATAGTCTGGGTACTATTCGCTTCAAAAATAAGTGTCTTTGAAGGTGCAACGCAAGTCAATCTATAGAAAGTCGTGTCACCCGTTATGGTGGATGGCCCTACGCCTGCTAAAAAGGTAACTGTACTCGTGTCAGCCACAAAGCCGCTAGCTCCGTTATTGTTATCCCAGTTACCACCCAGACTAATGAATGTTGTATCTGACGCTATATCATCCGTAGCGTTTAAGATACCGCCTATGGTTATTGAATTTGTGATGGAAATATCATAACCATGCGTGTACAAAAGGTCTCCCGCATTAACTGTAAGTGAAGTAGCTGTTAAGTCAGACAGAAGATGTGTAGTGTCAGGGGACGTTCCTATATGTATGTTACCGAAGTTGGTGCCACCAGCAAGATCATTATAGGTCATGGGGTCACCGTCAAAGATAACAGGCCCTACCGCACCCGGCAAAACACTTCCAGCCGGGTTCACCAATATGTTACCTGTTATATATACAAGCGGATCGACTGTGGCTAAGTCAAGTGCACCATCATTAATTGTAAATGGTCCGTTTACATCAAGTGTATCCAAAGGCCTGACACTGGTACCGCTATTATCAACATAAAAACCGTAGAAGGGGCTACCGCCTGATTGAATAAGCTGAAAACCACTCGTGCCATCAAATGTGACTGTGCCTTGGCGCGCAACAAAGGTATCATTATTTGCCCAGTTACCGCGCAAATTAATATTGTAGTCGTTCGTAGTCACATCGAGCGTACCGTTAGTTATATCCACGTCGTCCATGGCGACTATCGAATCTGCCAGATCATAAGTCTCTAAGACATTATCAAATTCGATAGCGTAATAACGATTTGTGCCATCAGAAATCGCATTAGCTAAAGAAGTAATATTTATATTACCATATGGGTAATTACCGGAATATCTGACACGCGAAGTCTCATACTCGAATGTGCCGTTTACGACGAAGGGGGTATGAGTTGCACCTGTTGGTCCGGCTTCACCCGCTAACACTTTGATAGGGGTATATTTAGTTAATATGGTATTATCGCCTAACTGCCCGTAGCCATTATAACCCCACGCATAAACTTCAATGCCATCGCTTTTCAGAGCAAGCGTGTGAATATTACCATTTCCTATATAAGAGATATTTGTGAGATATGTACCGCCTCCCTGCGCTCCGCTAAGCACCTTAATAGGGGTATGACTATCTGCGCCCGGACCTTTACCTAATTGTCCAAATCCATTATAACCCCATGCATAAACTTCACTGCCGTCACTTTTAAGCGCAAGTGTGTGATAATTGCCCGCGGCTATCTGTGAGATATCGGTGAGATATGTGCCGCCTCCCTGCGCTCCGCTAAGCACTTTAATAGGGGTATGTCTGTCAGTAGTTGTATTGTCGCCAAGCCTGCCGTAAAGGTTTCCACCCCAAGCATAAACTTCACTACCATCGCTTTTAAGGGCGACCGTGTGACGCTCCCCCGCGGCTATCTGGGAGATATCAGTGAGATATGTGCCGCCTCCCTGCGCTCCGCTAAGTACCTTCACAGGAGTATATTTGGATATTGTGGTATTGTCGCCGAGCTGGCCAAGATCATTAAGCCCCCAAGTATATACTTCGCTGCTGTCACTTTTAAGAGCAACACTATGCCCCCCACCCGCCGCTATTTGTGAAATGCCGGTGAGATATGTACCGCCTCCCTGCGCTCCGCTAAGTACTTTTATAGGAGTATGTCTTTCAATAGTTGTACCATCGCCAAGTCTTCCGCTATCATTATAACCCCAGGCATAAATTTCGCTGCCGTCACTTTTTAGAGCGAGCGTGTGACCGTCACCTGCCTCTATCTGTGAGATATCGGTGAGATATGTGCCGCCTCCCTGTGCTCCGCTAAGCACTTTTACTGGCGTATGCCTGTCTATAATCGTATTGTCGCCTAGCTGACCATAATTATTACGTCCCCAAGCATATACTTCACTGCCATCGCTTTTAAGGGCAAATGTTTGATAAGCGGCCGCCGATATCTGCGAGATACCACTGAGATATGTACCGCCTCCTTGCGCTCCGCTAAGCACTTTAATAGGGGTATGTCTGTCAGTAGTTGTATTGTCGCCTAACTGACCATAAGTATTATATCCCCACGCATATACATAGCCTGTACTTGTTAAAGCTACTGTGTGCATCCCCCCTCCCGCTATCTGAACAATATCAGTGAGATATTGCGCTCCTCCACCCCACGACAGGTTCCACACGTCCTGGGTCGCGCCTGTGCCGGCAAGAAGTGTGTGGTTTGTGGCAATGGCAAGTTGGTCGTAGGTTGTAATCATATTATCGCCGATTTTAGTTGTCGTTGCCGTCGTCGTGCCGTCGCCAAATGTCAGGTTGTTGAAATTCCAGTTCGTCGCTCCGCCGAAGCTTCCGGTGCCCTGCAGGTTAAACGTGCCGCCTGTCAGGTTGATCGTCCCGTTACCCGTCACGTCGCCGCCTTTTACGGTGATGCTGTGTCCGCCTTGTAAGGTTCCAGCAGTCATGGTAAGATCGCCGTTCAAGACCGCGTAATCCGTAAAGTACCACGTCCCGCCTGCGTTATTGAATACCACGTTGTTAAACTCGCTTCCGCCGGTTGTGATTGAGTAAGTCCCCGCGCCATCAAAGGTAACAGTGCTCGTATCAGCCGTAAAAGTTCCGGCGTTAGTCCAGTCGCCTCCCACATAAATAAGCGTAGTCCCTCCGGCTCCTGCGGTAGCATTCAGTGTGCCTGTTGAATTAATAGTAATATCACCCGCGGAATCAATATCATATCCGCGTGTATTCAGGGTATCTCCCCCGTTAATTGTAAGAGAAGAGCAGGTTAAATTAGAATAAAGATCCGTGGTATCCGGCGACGTGCCGATTACGATATTGCCAAAATTTACACCCGCATTATCGGTGTAAATCGTGGGGTCGCCATAAAAAGTGACAAGGCCTGTCCCCGGGAAAACGGTGCATCCGCTTTCTACGGTGATGTTTCCGCCAAAGTTCACGTTCGGGTTATAAAAATCCAGCCTGACTGTCCCTGATGTCAGTGTAAAGTAACCGTCTACATCCATGTCAGTTACTATATCTAATCTCTCACCTGATTTATCGACCTCGATATTGTTAAATATCGCGTCTTCAGAGTAAATGCCTTGTACGTTTCCTCCTTCAAAAATAATGGTAGAGGTGCCGGCATTTACATACGCGTCGCGGCAATCAAGATGGCCTTCAAGGTGAATAGTGGAATTCTCAAGATATAAATATGCGGGTGTGGCACTGGTATTATCGCCAAATTCTCCAATACGGATTTCGTTCTTTAGATAATGCGCGCCATTGCCAAAAAGAACTCTTGCCCGATAATTATCTGAAGTCCCAGCTTGTGTCACGATTAAGCGGCCATCAACTGTCAAGCCATGATCATTGGTATCAAAGGTAAATGCCTTAGCTTCGGTATCGGCTAATTCGTTCCCATATATATTGAAATCATTTACCTGCCAATTTCCATCCATTCTAAGAACCGCTCCCATTGCCGGATCAAATATTGCAAGATTAACGCCGGGAATAATCAATGTTCCCTGGGTAATTGTTAAAGCGGGAAGGTCATAGATATGAATAAAGGGGATAGACAAGGCAGCTGTGGGATCAATAACAATAAAATCATTAGCTATAGGAGTCATGCCCAGACCCCAGCCGCCTACATTTGTTAATGTTGCGTTCGCTTCGAGGGTTAGTTTTTTCAGCCAGCTATTAGCGGTTATTAATGTCGATGTAACACCATTTGCGATCACCAGGCTGTTGATTGCGTTATCTTCCGGAAAAATAAGAATATTTCCGTTTCCTTCCTGCCTCCAGGTACCGGTTGAATTCAATAAGAGTGAAGCCGCACTAATTTTAATACTGTTTCCGCTCGCGTTCTGCCCGGTTGTTGTTACAGTTACGCCATTATCTTTGAGTCGGCCGCTAGCTATCTCGATACTGTTTGCAGTCAGATTATCCTGTAATTCCCATGTCCAGCTACCCGCAAGCGCACCGTCAAACACAAGCTCATAAAACGCAGAACCGCCCGTAGTAATTTGATACGTCTGTGGCGCCGTGCCGGTAAACGTAGCCTTATGCGCGCCGGCAGAAAACGTGCCTTGATTCAAGTACCCTCCGCTTAAGTTGATATCATTACCGGGAGCATAGGTCACCCCTGAGGGTATCCAGAGGTTTATACCATCTGTGAAAGTAGCTATCCCGCCTGCCACGGTATAATGCACGTCAGAATCCGCGGGAGAAAGCAGCGCGGAAGCAAGATCCGCGTTCGTAAAGGAAGTACCAACCACTCCGTCCGCGTCACCGATAGCCACTCTTGTGTTGTACATCAAAAGACCTGTTATGTTGCTCGTAGAATCCTGGACAATACCCACGAGATTTGACGCTCCGCTACCGGGATCGTCGTCTACGAATACCAGCAGGTAATCATCGTCTTCCACAATCACGTTCGAGAACAGGAAATTTCCGCCGGCTGTGGTGCTCGTGCTGTACGCCGGGTAAGCTGAGCCGTTTATGACAAGGGAAACCGGCGCGCCTGAACCATCACCGCTTAACCAGTTTATCGTTCCCGATATATTGATACTCGGCAGGCCGGAACCGAACATTGTTATGAATGCGTCTCCAAAGATAGCACCACCGGCGTAGCTAGTATCGTACGCATTGCCTGCAGTGGGTAAATCAGTTGAGAATGTAGATCCAGTTATATATGCATTACCAATTGAATTTACCGCTATACCGGTAGCTATATCGCTACTAGTTCCGCCAAAATATGTCGAATATATCAAACTCGCTGCACCGCTTTGTGAAGGATCTAGTGCTGTTACAAAAGCGTCAAACCCGCCCTGAAGACTACCTTGATAAGCGTTAAGAATCGGGAAACCGAGGGTCGCGCTTATATAACCTGTTACATACGCGTTATCAAAGCGGTCAACTGCAATGGCATAGGGTAATACTATACCGTTACTACCCCGCAAATAAGTGGAATACAGCAGATTAGCGCCAGCGCTATCCAACTTTGTGACAAAACCGGCTCCTATAACCGTACCCGAGTACCCCTGAAGTTGATTAAGCAAAGGAAAATTAGTTGAACTAACTTCTCCGGTTACATACGCATTGCCGGATGAATCTACTGCTATACCGTGCCCGATCTCGCTATTATCTCCGCCTAAATATGTAGAATATACCTGCCTTCATTTAAGGTTTGTAAGGATTTCTTTCTTGCTTCATTGGTTGCGTTTTCAGAATTCCTTAGCCTCTCAAGAAACTTAGTATTATCTTTTAACTGCTTAATTGTTCCCCTCAGGGCAACGCCCATGTCTGTATTAACCTCTAGGGCGTTAAAGACCCGGCGGGAGTAGAAATCAAGATCTAGCCCAACACTGCGAACTATTCTGCCTTGCGCTTCAATGGCTTCATCTTGTATTTTTGTTTTTAATTCTTTGCTGGCGTCTCCTACCTTTTGGAAGGATTCATTAAACTTAATTATATTTCGGTCAGATTTCCTCATGGCCCCATCAAGCCTTGACAGGCCAAACACCATTGCGGCAAAAGCTAAAACTGCAATCGTAGTCCCAGCAACAAAAGCCAATACTAACTGTGTTACCGTGGCAACAGTAGCGCCAAAAGCTATCATGGCGGTATTTGAAAACGCAAACAGCCCGGTCATAGTCCCCATTTGAATCCCAGCCGCACTGATCGCCACCGCTAATTCGTGAAAATATGCCACGGGGATTAGGGCCGTTGCCTTTATATTTCTTGCAATCAGTAGCATTGTAGTCGCAAACCCTGCGGCTGCTTTAGTAACCTGATGGTAGGCTGTTCTCATTGCCCTTAAAGAGAAATTATATGCCGTATTTAAAACAGTACCACTTTTAATGGCCGTATTAAGCTTTATCATAGATAGACGATAAAGTGCCGCAACTCTTTTGGCAATATCTATGCTCTTTTTAAGCTTTCCAAAGCCAAGAATTAAAGCACCAAGGGTTATGGTCCCTATACCAAGATCAACAAACCGCTGGACCAGAATAGGTAGAGAACTATACAGATCGTAAACAGAACGAAATGCCAGATTTACAACTTTAATCAGGCCAAAAAATGTTTTAATTATTGGATCAAGAGAAATTCTAATAATTTGAACAAGCGCCTGATATAACCTGTCAAGGGCCGCGGCCGGGCGATCCAGCATAATATCTGCCATTGTCTCGGCAGCCCCAGTAACATCATGTGTCAAATCTTGTATATTTTTTTGCACATCATTAAAATGCTGAATAAGGGTAATAAATGTTTTGGCACCACGAAGACCAGTGCGCTTAAAAGCTTCACCAAGCTGTTCAACTGTCCAAACACCACGGTTTAATTGCTCATGTAGTTGTTCAAAAAGATTTAAAACATTAAGGGGCTGATCTGCTGGAAGTTCAATATGAAACGCTTTAGCAAAATCTACCGGGCTTTTAACTATTCTCGATAACATAGACTGAAACGAACGGCCTGCAACACCCGCTTTAACCATGTGGTCGTTGAGGGTAGCAAGAACGCCTACCAACTCTGTATATGTTACACCGGCAATACTGGCTGTGGCTATACTATAGCGAAGACCATCATTTAACTCTGACATTTCTATCTGGTGGTCACGGAAGGCGGCAACCAAAACGTCATTAATAGCGGCAAAGCCCTTTGATAGATCTGTATTTCTCTTTAATCCTTGCGCTTGTGCATCTAGGGCATTGACAAACTGAATGGAGCCATCAGCCGCCTCATACATTTGGTTTCCGAGGTTATTATAAATTCCAGCAATAGTTTTGGTAATTGCCGTAACGTCGGCTTCTGTACCGACAATAACATCCATTGTTGAGCGAAGGGCGGCAACTGCCTCTTCCGCTGTAAGGCCAGCAGAACCTAACTGATAAAGAACCTCTGATACGTCTTGAGCGCCCTTTCCTGTTCTAACCATCTCATCGTTCATGGCAGAAAAGGCTTCAGCCGTAACCTTTGCCATGTCTTCCATATCACCCGACGCAGGGCGAAGAACGCGAACTGTTCTTGCAAATTCATCCTGAACAGCAACAGCATCCCTTAATGCACTTGTAAAAAGAGCTATTGGGGCCAACAACAAGGTAAACCCAATCATCCACATTGCTTGGCCAACAAGCATTTCCTTAAACCCGGCAACAGACATTCTTGAAAGCCTGCCTACAGCCTTTTGGGTTTTATTTGCAGAGTCCGCAACCTGCTGGTTGGCCCCCGCCATAGCTTGAGCCGCTTTTTTGTTTTCATTTGCGGCACCGGTTCCCTTTTTGGTTTCTTCCGTTAGCCCCGATGTACCCTTAGCGGCAGAAAGAAGGGTGCTGGCAAGCCCCTTCAAACTTGAATTTGTACTAGAAGCTATTGCACTAAACCCCTGTACTGAGGAGGCGGTTTGGGAATAGACCCTATTTACTTGGAGAGCTCCCCTGCCAATGCCACGAAGAGTATCCAGCATAACATTGCCAGTGGAAACAAAACCCTTACTTGCAGCGGCAGTTCCCTTTATTCCTTTAGATATTTTTGCAAGAGCAGCATGGGATTTTCTTGCGCCCGTCGTGGTAGCGGCAGTCATATTGATGTGTGCAGTGGTGGTAGTTTTAAGGCCATTCGCCAGTCCGCGGAATGTAGACTGGAGGCCCTTAAAAGCGGCTTCTCCTGATTTAACTTGCCCAACAGTTAAACCAAGAGCATTAGACATTTTAGTGTATTCATCTGCCGTTTGTTTTGCACTGGCTCCTTGTTTTTTTGTGGCCGACCCTAAAGCACCAATGGCTTTCATGGCTGCGCTAAAAGCTCGTTCGAGGCGAACTATGGCCCTTTCAATCTCGCCAATTGCCCCCTTAAGGCTGGCAATCATAGACGACAAAGATAGCTGCAACTGCGACCCTGCCATGCCCGCACCGATAGTGGCGATAGCATTATTCACTTCTTTCACTTGTTCTGGAATTGTTTTGAGGGCCGTGTTAATTTTTCCAATTTCCCCCGACAGTTTAGCAAATTTAAAATTATCTAGCTTTATATAAGACTTACGTATAGACTTATATACACCAAGAACTTTCAGCATCTGCTTGTGCAGATGACTAAACTGCTGTTTAACCTCACCAAGCTTGACCCTGTTTAATTCGGAAGAGGCACTCTTTACCGCATCAATGTCTTTGATTACCTGATTGAGGGTAGCGCTTGCCTCATTGACAATTTTAAAAGAAAGCTTAAAGTCTTTCATTTATCAAGCTCCAAAAAAGAAAACAGGGTTAACGCCTCTTTCGGGGGCGGGAACCCTGTTTACTTTTGCGTGCATCGCTTGGTTGTTTCTTTTCCATTTCCTCACGAGCAGTTCTTTGCTCGTTTAAAACGAAATTGCGAATTTCAAAAAACAAATTACTTTCATCGTATAGCGGCAGGCCAGAGGGTGTTTGGTGCATGGCCTCTGACCAGTTAACCATTTGTATTAGGTGAATGGCCGAATGGTCAATCTCCAATACCGGGCACCGCCATATCCAAAAAGTCTTACCAAGTTGGAGCTTAAAGGGCATTTCAACGGGTTTTTCGCAAGCCGGACAAACGGCCTGCCCTTTATCATTGATAATGAGGTCTTCAAACTCAAAATAGCCATGACCTCCCCGTTTGCAATACCCTGTTAAATCTCCGTCGCAATTTCTTTGCTTCTGTAATCCCTTAGACTCACAATACACGCAATTGTAAGAGTCAGACTTCCCCTTGTTAACCTCTAAATAAACTGCCCAGCGGATCGCAAGCCGCAAGGCTTGGGTTAATCTTCCCCCAACCGCGACTCCCCTCGGATGTAATCCGCCAATTCGTTACGGATCTCCGGGGGAATTTTGTTCAGATTTGAATCCATGATTCTGTCACGGTCGGCGGCATCCCTTCCCCTATTGGGGTCTTCCCACTCGACAGGGGTTTTATCGGAATAGTTGAAATTTTTCCACCCAACAAGCCCTTTTCGGAGCGCCAACATGGCCTGTTTACCAAGCAGAAATTTTTCTTCCCGCTTCTTGCCCATGCCGCTCGACTTAAAGAGCTCATCCTGAATGTCGGCATATTCTCTGACGGTCAAAAACTTCACCTGCCATGTAACAAGCTCGTCCTCAGGGTCATCTTTTTGGGTTTGGGAAATGTAAGGAATCGCCTCATCCGCCCGTACACCGTGAATAGCTGCCATTTCTTGTCTCCTTTGTTCTACCAGTTCGTTCAGTTCTTCTTTTCCATATATGTATTCAAAAACCTTCCAGAGCCATTTGGCAATTTGCATTGCCTCGGCTCGGAACGTACCATTGTAAACAAATGCATAAAAATGGCATAGCCGCATTAAGCGCAAGAGTGATCTGGTTAATAGCATAAATGGCAAAAAAATTAACCATACTACATAATACTCCAAGCACGCTCACCCCCTTAAAGGAGAGTGGCAGGGGCGGTGGATGAAGCCGCCCCTGCCATAGTGAACCCCTGCACGCGGCTAAATACAGGGAGTGTTGTTAACCAGCGTGATCCGCAGATCAGGCACGCTGTCGGCATGGAGGCTGGTGTAGGGCATCTCAACCTCAATGATGCCTTCATCCTCAATAACCGGCGTGGTGCCATCATAGCGAATCTTCGGCTGCCTGACGGTAAGGGAATAATTTGTCTTGGAATTACCAAGCGCCGAGTAATCCTGATTGGCGATGTAATCATCATGCGTGAACACAATGATCAGGTTCCCCTCGGTGTTGTTGACAAACCGGCGATAAAGATCAAGGTTGTCAAACTCAACCGTCATGGTGCCCTCGGTCGTGCGGCGCTGCTCGGGCAATGCTGCCCGCTGCCGTGAACCGAGATCATACTTGTCGGCATAGATGTTGTTGTTCAGTGTGCAATTCCATGCCATGACCGGTTGGGCACTGCCATCAATGGTCAATGCACCGTCAAACCCGGCAAATGGATCAAGCTCGCTGTACGTTGCGGAATCAGCAAGCTTGAAGGTTTCAATGGTCCACTGGTCGCCACTCTGAAGTGCCGTGTTATCCGGGAAGAAAACGGTGAAGCCAGTGTTCACATTGCTTGCGATGCGAGCCTCGGTAGGTACGGTGGCGCTGGTGGTGAAGGTATCACCCCATGTACTGCCGCCATCACCACTGAACCGGATGGTTGCCACGCCAGGAGCCCCTGCGCCAACAATATCACACAGGATTTCAACACTGGTGCCGGAATCCTCACCGATATAATCGCCCCATGTTACAGGCTGGCTGGCAACATCGGTGGTGTCAAAATTCAACCACGTTTCCGCGATAATGCTGACGGGACCAACATCCAGCAGATAGCTGGAATCAGCATCAAGGTCCGTGTAGTTGGCAATAAAGGCCGTGATGTAGCTCAGGCTGTTAAGATAGCTGACAAGACCACCAATGGTATCGACATTGTAGACCATGCCCGTTGCAGGATCAACATAGGGAATGCTGATATCAAGGATGATATCCTCGTCATCATCATCGCTGTCAATAATGAACTGGTGATTGGCCTTGTCAATCTCAACAGTGCAGGCAGCTTCTTCTCCTGCATAAATCAGCCGAAGCGCATTTTTGGCATTGCCCGTGTTGCCACTTGCGGCAACGGCTCGGCTGGCTGTGGTTGCTCCCTTAGCCATCATGCCGAAAGTGCCGGTGAGAATCTCACCGGTTTCAGCAGTGATGTTCATGGTGTCAACCTTGGCACCGGCATAGGTAAACGCGGCAATGTCTCTTCCGATTTCAAGTGTCAGCCCGGCAGGCAGAGTGGGCGCAGCATCAATCACATGCTGATACACTCCCCAGCCAAAGCATACAAGGAAATCCTTGGTTGCGCCGGGGCCACCGATAAGCTCGATGTCCGTAACACCTTCAAGCAGGTTACTCGCATCGGTTCCATCGGCATAATCCGCGGCCAGTAGGGTTTCCCCTGTGCCACCACCGGCATAACTGGTGGGACTGTATGCCGCCAACCCTGTGCCGCCTGCGTTGATTGCAGCCATAAGCTCTGCAATGGTATCGGCGGTGGTATCGGAAATGGCTTGGTCAATTCCTGACCCTGTTCCACCCGTAAGGGCAACGGCAAAGTTTGTGGCGTATCCGCTTGCGTCTGTGGTAATGGTGAGGACAGCACTCGTGACGCTGCCATCGGTTACTTTCAGAACAAAAGCGGAATCAAGCCGTGTGGTTTCAACTTGACCAAGAGCATGCTTGAACATGGTGCCAAGCCCCTCGGCCGTGACTTCAACATTGATGTCTCCGCCAGCGGATTCAATGCCGCGGATACTTTTGTGGATCGCCCGATCAGCACGAAGCGAATTGGAAATCAGGGAGCCAAGCTCGCTGACAACCCCCTCGCCGGTCATCTCAATAAAGGCAGTTGGGGCAGGTTGCTTTTTTCCCCATGCACCTTCCTGAGAGATACCAACTTGGCCCCTCGCACCAACGGCAGGTCCAACGGCTGTTACGCTCATTTATGGCACCTCCTTCTAATCAATATCAGTTACAGTATGAAGCTTTCTCAGTGTTACTCGTACCAATCCCGCCGACATTATATTATTGTTAATTTGCCGACGAACATATTCAGACCCCGTAACCGTACTACCCAATCTATCACAAAAGCCATTAAGGGTATTATGCTTTAGAAGAATTTGGCATATTCCCCAAATGATCTTTTGAACCTCTTTTTTTCTTGCATCATTCTCCGGCTGCTCGTGATAGTAAATAATGTTAAAATTCATAACTATTGTGAAATTTCTTTTCTGTCTTCCAATCCAAGAACGAAGCTGATGCTCGTGGTTATCAAGTACAATAGCCAATGAGTGCGAGCGAGGGTTTGGTTCGTCCTCAGTGTATATCCTGGAAAAACGAACACCTGCCTCGTCTTTCCCGTATTGCTGAAAAACCTCTTTAATATTTCTGGCGGCGTTATCAAAAACATTATCAAGTCCGCCGAGGTCAATATCTCTTGCCATTATTTTGAAACCCTTGCAATTTGAAGTCCCATTTCAACTATAAATGTTGAAACAAGCTCTTCTATATCGTAGGGGGTCATATCAACAAGATCGTGGCCTGCCTTTCTAGCTAACCAGAGATGGAAATATAGCGGGCTACTCTTATTGATATTGGGATTAATCTCCCATTCGGCCTTGGAGATTCTCGGACCAATAATAATTGATTTATTGAGTCCACCTTTTCTGATATTTGCTTTCAGCGCCCCACTTTTCTCGCCAACCTGTTTGCCTTCCAGATCTTTACGGCGCCGATAGTTATCGCTAAGAAGAGGCCTATATACCTCGAAGGAATCAAACCGTTCATTCATAAGCTCCTTCATTCGCCCCTGAACCTTCGTTAGCGGCCGAGTAAACATAAGCTCGTTATTTTGGAGCTTCTTGATGCGATTAATCGCGGCAGCTTTGTTGAAGCGAGTTTTAAAGCCTATCATCGGTTATAGGTCCTGTCTTCCTCAACGAGGTCGGTCAAGTACTCTTTGTCATACGGGCTTCCATCAACCCCCAGCGTGTTCGCAAGAATCTGGCGACTTTTCCAGCGAGGAACACTCTGTATGCCCTCGTTATCTCTGTTGGCTATGTAAAGCTTAATAGCAGATTCAGCCGTTGAGCGCCACTGCGTAACGGGGCTTCCATCAAGCTCAGCACCGGCATAAACAGAAATAAATATGTAAAATGCCGACCGGTATGTGCAAGCATATTTAAGAATCTCCGGCTGCTCTGCGCCTAGATCTTCTTCCCACTCGAGATTGGTGGTGTCGCCAAAAGTCTTTCCGATATAGTTGTTGATATAAATGCTTTGATCAAGAATGAATTCATTAGCATCATCGACGCTAATGTTGGAGTTACTGACAAAATAAACAATATCGCCCTCTTCAGGAGTGCCCTCCCACTGCAAAGGAGAAATGGTGAAATATTGACACGAAAACTCCGAGCCTATATTGCCACTCCCAAGGTATCCAATGTCTTCGCCAGTTACCTCGAAATTGGTTGAATCAGCCTGAAAAATAATCTCAAAGCGCTCAACCCCAACATAACTGTCAAGGAAAGACACGGCAGTAAGCCGCACTGTGCCACTATTGTTCGTGTCGTAGCCAAGATCCCGATAAGCCTCAGAAGTCTTAACCTTCTTGGCGGCTGTCCTCAGTAGGCGTTTAACATCAACAAGTTCACAGTACGGCCTAGCCATTTATACTATCCCCCACAAGGTTGCCCTATGCCGCCTTTTTTTTCTTCTTTTTCTTCTTTTTCTTAGGCGGCTCGGACTCTGGCTCGTCATCTTCTTCCGGATCATCGCCTTCATCTTCATCTTCATCCGGATCATCGTCAGGTTCTGGAGCAGCGGCCTTCTTTTTTCTGCCGGGAAGAGCAGATTCCAACTCGCCGGGCAAAACAACATTACCCGCTGCGATTTCACTTTCGGCCATTTCGTCGGGCAAATCAATCTCCTCACCCTGTTCAGGGTAAATATACCCACTGCCATCGTGAAACTTTCCAGCCTCCAACATTACGATAACCCTCATACCAAGCTCCTTCTAAAGTGAAACCTTCTGTTGTTATGAAGAGGTTGTGACCTCAACGTAGTTGGTGCCATCCTCGCACAGTTGTAATTTACCGTCTGCATCCCGGTAGAGTCTACCGGGGTAGGCATCAGGGGCAGAAGACTGTGCAACAAGATCAATGTAATTGGTGACATGAATCTTGTTGGTCTTTGTGGTTCCCCACAAATAACGTGTTTTTTCACTCATGAGTCGCTTCTCCTTATCGCATTACACCGTTGCGCCATACGGGGCAGCAGCCCTACGCCACTGCCCCTATGACAGAGTGTTGAGTGTTAACACCCGCCCCGGTTAGGGATTGGTGCCATTCGTGAACAGGTAGCCCGCGGCCAGCGTGGTGATTTTGGGCGCGTAAACCTTGTTCAGCTTAATGAACTCACCTTCCCGGTCTTCATCCCGCCAGCGTGCAACCTTGAATTTCTTGGAAACAAAGGTTCTGCCAAGCGTCAACTGGTGCCCGGTATTGACATAGGCACACACAATGTTGTCGCTCAGGATGTACTCATAACTGGCGGTCAGGCCCTCGTCAGCCTCATTGGCCAGCGCGTCCGTGATGATGATTTTCATGGAGCGCAGGCTGCCGGGCAGCCCCATACCGGTGATCATGTCGGTGCTGTGATGCTTCAGGATTTCCATGATCTTGTCATCCTGGGCAACGGCCTCGGCAATATCGGTGGTAAAGGAAATCTGGTTGGGGCGCTTGCCAATACGCTTGGCAATGGTCTTGATGGCAGTGGAGAGGTCGCCGAGAATATCAGGGGCGGTCCCGCCATCCCACGCGGTGGCAGCAGTCAGGTCCGTCTTGTAGGTAGCCTGATTCAAGCCCTGCGTGCCGACAATAAGGAGCCACTGATCCAGCTCCTGTGAGAGCATGACCTTTTCAGTCAGAAACTCCACGGTATCGGCCTTCGGCTTGATGGGGGCGTCGGCATGCTGCATGGCCCGATCGGTGACAATATCCTTGATGGCCCGTTCGTAGCAAGAGTAAGTCGCCTCATCGTAGCTGAGCGTGGCCTCTTCGGTGATCGCACCGTCGGCCTTTTTGGGCGCACCCTTGAACCAGCCATCCCGGTTGTAGATCTTGTACTTACCGGTTTCCTTTGCGACACCCATTTCCGGGAGCCACATATTGCCGGTGTACTCGGCATTCTCATATTTGATGCTCAAGGCTGTGAGGACCTTGTCATCATGAATATAACCCATTTGTCGGTTATACATTTAATTAACCTCCTTCGGAAAGTTACAAGGTTATGCTTAAAACCATATCAAAATGCCCCTCAGAGGGCACCAGGATGGACTCTAAGCGTTTGAAATGATACCCGGCATGGAACACAGCACCGGAACCAGTTCGCCTGCCTCATCGCCCGTTTCAAGCGCAATACCCAGCGCGCCATAAAGGGTTTCACCGTCAGCAAACGCCTGACTGGCACACTGGCCAGCCGTGGCGGCGGACGGAATCACCACTTCCCCACGGGTAATGTTGCCGTCGGAAATAACTTTCCGGATGGGCGCATTGCACACGACCGTGATTTCTTCACCATCGGCGGCATCGGAATGGGCAACACCCAGGATGGCGACAGTCTGCGTGGTGGTATGGGGTTTTGCCTGCCGCCCCGCAGTACCTAATTCCAGGATCTGGTTGTTGGAGATGGCACCCTCCGCGGTGAAGGTGTGGAGAAAACCATCAACCTGATTCCCCCATGTGTATCTGTTGTCGGTTTGGTCAGCCATTTTATATTATACCTCCTTCATTCGTATTAAGAGTTTACCGTGTTTAGCCCTGCCTGTTGATCGTTACCCTTACCATGTGCGCGTCAGAGGAGGTTAGCTAAACATTGCCGCCAAGATCAATGCGGTCCTTGTACTTCGGATCCATTGAGAGCTCAACCAGCGTTTCACCATAGGATTTTTCTCTTTCCTTGGCGATGCCTTCGATTTCCTCAACGGAAAGCATTTTGTTCTCGCCCGGCTTTTCGCCGCCAGCGCCCTTGGTGTTCTCGCTCAGGTTCACACGCCCTTCCTCGGGAATCGCGGAGAGAATTCGGCGAATGATATCCTGGAGACTGAGTTTGCTTTCGACCTTTTCGGTCTTCTTCTCGTCGCCCTCGCCGGTGGTAACATCTTCGGAGAGGGTAACGACGGTGGTGCCACGGCCCTCATAGGCGTGAAGGACAGCGGAACACTCTTCGACGACGCTGGGCCAGAGACCATCGGCGGAAAGCTCCTTCTTGAAGGCTTCGATACTGCCCTCATAAATCCGCTTGTCATTGGCCTCGTTTTTTTTCTGGAGGGCCTTGATGCTCTCGCCAAGCTCCTTCACGGAGCCGTTCAACTTCTCAACATCCTCGGAAAGCTTGGCGTTCGTGGCCTTCAGGGCCTCGTTCTCTTCTGAGAGGGGTTTGTTGTCACCGTCGGTCTTTTCCTTGAGCTCCAGTTTCTCGAAGCGACCTTCCAGCTTCTTGAGGTACTTTTCGACACCGGCAATGCTCTCAGCATCTTTGACTTCGCTGATCTGCTCGCCAAGCTTCTTGACGCTTTCGCCAAGCGCTTCCAGCTTCTCAGCGGCATCGCTGTTCTCTTCGGCCTTCAGGTCTTCGGGCTTGATTGCCGCAAATTCCTGCTCAACCTCGTTGAAGCTGTCTGTCGCCGCGGTCAGGTCTTCCTTTGTCACATCGCCCTCTGAAAGCTTCTTCAGGCTCTCGCCAAGGGCTTGCAACTTTTTCATGAGTTCTTTTAACATTGGATCTGAAACCTCCTTTCGGTCCTCACTCAAAGGTGAGAATTCCTGTTCCGTTCCATCCTCTGAAAGAAGTACGGGGTCCATGTCTTTAATGAAGGGTCTGTTTGTCAGGCCACCGCCCAAAATACAAGGGCCGTGTTTCGTACCAGTTTCGTAATCTTGATACTCGTCAGTGAATTCGGTTGAAAAATAAATAAACTCCCTTTCCTTTAAACTCTTATATCCTCGTGGCGTAAGCTCCACGGTTGCAAAGAATTTGTCTCCACTCGAATGAAACTTCTTGACCCAAGCCGCAGCCCCCCAGTCCGGCCGGTGCTTGAAATCATAAGCGATATGCTCTTGTGGGATGTTCAGGTTAAAATTTCGGATAAATTTGCGAAACTTCTTTTGGTTAAATTCCAACTTCCCATACATCGGGTGTTCCCATTTGCCTTCCCGCATAATTTGAATCTTTACGGTTTTCTCTTTTTCAAAGTCGTCTTCGGCGAGTTTGACAGGAAGGGTAACGCAGGTTGAAAGGGCTCTTGATGGCATCTTGAATTTTCGATCATACTTCTGTATATCTTTTCCCATTATTTCTTCCTCCCTATCAAGGAAATCATCAAGGAGCGCCTTCTCCTCCACTGAAAGTTCTTCATGGCGCTGTGGCGGTTTGCCGTGCTTCTTTTTATACTGGGCCGTACAAATAGCGTAAGCGGAATCCTTAGGGGTTCCGCTTTTGATCAAGCTCGCCACACAGTCAGTCCACTCTTTCGGCATTGCAACTCCTTAACAGTATTAAATCCTGTCTGTTACTGATCTATCACAGGTAATTTTGTTTGTCAACTAAATATTTAATAACATCCACAAACACCATTTTAGCACCTCCCCTTTTAATGGGGCGAACTTTTATGAATGCGTTCTGGTTGATGGCATCCTGAATAGTGCGGGTATTACTGCCGCCACCACTGGCACCAATGGAAAGCAATTCAGTAGCGCAAAACTCAACATGGTATGCTCGGCCATTGTCGTTAACGTAAAACACAAGGCAACCGAGGGAAGGGTTATTCACCTTGCAGCCAATCATGAGGTTCATTAAACCGTCAGCGGTATAATCGGCCCTGCGGGGAAGGGCACCAACAGCCTTTATTAGCTCAATGACAAAGCCGCTACAGTCAAAACCGCTAGGGTCATCCCCGCCCCATTTATAAAATTTACCAAGAAACTGAATGGCGTATTGCAACATTGCGCCGCGCAAATCACCTTGCTGGGCATCTGTTAATGCAATCATTATCTTTTTACCCCATTCCCATTGTCAATAGCCTTGGCCAAAATGACTATTTCAGATTTGGTTGATTTAATTTCTTCTTTCATATTATCCATTTCGCCAGAAATCGCAATGGCAATACGCTCAACTTTATCCCCAACATCATTTGTAGCCTTCATTTGGGCTTGATGCTTTAACTCTTGGTTTTCCGAAAGTTGTTTATGGTAAGTCTTACAATGATCTTGCTGAACAAAGCGCCCAATGGCATCGAAAAGAGATAAGCAGCCGTTTGGGTTTGATGTGCTACCTTGCTGATGGCTGGTAACACCCCCACTGCCCCCGCTGCTCCCACCATTCCCATTTCTCTTTTCGACATACCAACTCTTTGCTCCACGAAAAGCAAAATAGGAAATTGTACCAACAAAAGCACCAGCCGCCCCAAATACACTGCTATACGCCCCAGACGAAACGCCGCCGGTTGAACGAACCGCGCGGACTATTTCCGCTAATGTGTCCGGGGAAATGACATTGGGGTCTGGCATATTGCACCTCCTATGTTCTTATTTTTTATCTGGCTCAATAACCTCAATGCCATCAATAATCGGCATAATGGCTTCGATTTGCTCCGTGCTTGCATCTTCTGGCAAATCATCATACGGCAGCGGAATGTATAAAATCGTTACCTCGCTATCAAGTAGCTCATTGAAGCACCTCTTGTTCTCTTCAAGTTCATCAAGAGCTTCCTTGTGTTTTTTGCGAAGCACTTTCTGTTCATCGGAAAACTCTACTAAATTGCCAACAATGGAGAAATTTCCTTTTTCGTCAACAATAGGCTTCCCGTTTTCATCCTTATCACAGAATTTTCGACACAAAATAGCATATTCAGAATCATAATCTTTAATGCCGGAAGGGGTCTTATTATACTCCTCAAGGGCCATCAACTCGTCCCTAATGTAGATCCTATTTCTTGCGATCTTAAACTTAAGGTAGTTGTTGTCCTTTAGGACCGGCATGTCTTTGAAGGCCCGAAGGGCGGCGCTGATTTCACTTACCCTTCTCATCTTCAACGTTGTCTCTTTTACTGTAAATTTCTGTGTCATACCAAAGTTACCTCCTTACCAAATTAAAATTTTACAACACCTATTACAGAACGTTCACGACTGCTGGGCCACCAATTTCCCAATTTGTAGAATCGTTTCCAATATGATTGATATAAAATACAGTCTCGTATTCGGAGCCTGTCCACTTTTGGAAGTTTAAATAGCCTCCGGTTTGAACTAAGCGTGTTCCTTCGTTGCTAAAATATATCATTGGTGTCGAGTTATAAAACTCTATATTTCCGTTCAGCAAAAGCTTGACAAGATCTTTTGCCTCAGACTCTTCACTCACGCCGAGGTTAAGCATATCACTGAGATAATTCGTACTGTCCCCGGCTGTTTGATTAATATTGCCAGTATGGACATGACCTATAGCGGCGTAATCAGAATCGTGATTATGAGTGGCATCGGCATAATTGGTATTACAAAATGTTGCAACTGCCTTTGAGGTTGGGGCCTCGTCATCGCTTGTACTCAGAAGGGTTGTTGAAAACTTGTTAATACCTGTGCCTTGCTCAAGGGTAACCTTTGAGTCTCCACCAATGGCAAAAGCCGTGGTATAAGAAACTTCGCCAGTTTTTACATGGCGAATATCAAACTCAGAGCCACGCCCATCGCCGCTGTAACTTTCTGTGGCCCTCATGCGGAGAACACCTGTTAGACGCCCCTGACCATTATCAAAGCCAGCATATACAACCTCGCCCAATGAATGCCCGTCGGCAGTGTAGCTTGGGCCATTGATTGCATTTCCAGCATGGAATAAATACAATGTTCCGCAATCAGTGGCGGTGTCACTGTATGAAAAAGCCCCGAGCATTGCAGCGGATTCTTTGACCGCCGATATATGCCCATAGACCGGCCCATATTGCATATGGAGTGCCACTGCGCTCGGATTATCGGTAATAATCATGCATGGATCTGTAACCGTAGAAGAAATAAAACCTGCCCAAGTATCATTAACGGTAAAGCTGATTCGGCCATATGTTATTTCGGCTGAATCAACAACCTGCACCTTCGAGTTGCCTTCTGAGATTTCATCATGCGTATGGGTGCTGTCTGCATAGACCCCGGCATGGGTATGATCCGCTGTGGCATAATCAGAGTCATGATTATGGAAAGTATTCTCGAAAGTATTCCACTCGCCGTCATAATACTGGAGGGCACTTCCAGTCCAGCGAATCATGCCGCCAGAAACATTTGTGCCATCATAATTACCCGGCTTAATGCTGCTCGTAAAAGTTGCCCGATAATCATTCTCAAGCGTTAACGCCGCACTGAAAGGGGCTCCCGCCCCAGCATTCGGCGTTACACATATCATAAGCTTTGTACCAACGCCGCTACCGTTCCAGCTCTCAGTTGCTTGCGAGTACATACCAGCAGAGGCAACATACCCGGCCACGCTATGATAGCCGGAGATTATATATGCCCCAATCGTGTTGTCAACTTCAATTTCGGAAGGTTCTTCCGCTGTGCCCTTGCTTCTGCCAACAGCCATGTAGGCATGATTATAACTCCCATCATCATGGCCAACAATAGCTGCCGCGGCCTGTCCATCATAATCAAGATGAAAATTATAAACAGGGTCAATACCAACTCCGAGCTTGCCACCACTAAAACGGGCAACCTCGGTGCCATTTTCCTTTATGATAAATGGCGAGTTAGAGCTAAAGCCGTCAGCATAAATATCCCCATCAACATGGAGATCCTCATTAGTTGTATCCCAATAAAGCTTTGAACTCGAAGCATGCGCGGAGCTGCCATCGCTAAACTGAATTTCTCCCTCGTCGCCAGAAACAGCATAGTTAGAGTGTATGTGATCTGATGCAGCATAATCAGAGTCATGATCGTGGTCGGTGTTTTCAAATGTCTTCCACTCGCCGTCATAATACTGGAGGGCACTTCCAGTCCACTGTATGGTGCCATCGTTAGTGCTATCAGCAGCACCAAGCTGAACAGCCCCGGACACACGAAGCTTTTCATCCCCAAAAGTTGAATCGCCAACAACAACCTTTCCATTCCCGCCAATACCGAGAGCTGCAACGGCAGTTGGCGAGCCATTAGGGGTTGAGGAAATAATAAGTTCTGAGCCATGAGATTCGCTGTCCCAGTCTTCCGTTGCATACCCAATCATGGTTATGCCAGATGGAAGCGTGGCCCCATCAAAGGCACCAAAGCTTATCATTCCAATGTAATCGTCATTCTGAATAGGGTCGGGGGAATCAATACTCCCCCTGATGTGGCCAAGACTTAACATTCCAGAGGCATAAAATGCATCGCTATACCCAATAGCGGCCAAGGGGGCATGGGCTCCATCAATAACAAGCTGGAGGTTTCCAAATACAGGAGCCAATGGGTTGTTTCCAAACCTGACCCCGCTAGCATCAATGGTTCCCCACTGAGTATTATCCGCTTTAAACTTAATTGCGCCACCACTGCCAGTATCTACTATCTCTACGCTGGTATCGCCCTCGGAGATAATATCATGGCTGTGAGCCGCATCAAAAACAGTTTGCCAAGCAACACCGTCGTCAATATATGTGTTGCCAGTACTATCGCCGGAATTAACATGAAAAATTCTCCCGGCAGCACCAGCCGCGGGCCTGCTGGCCAATGCCCCCACCTTCACAGAGCCGATAACGTGATGGTTTGCGCCGTCACCAACAAAAATCTCTTTTGTATCTGTGGTGAAACCAGCCTCCCCGGCAGCTAGGGTAATCCCTCCAAGCTCTGACTCTGTCCCTCTTCTCAACTGTATTGTGTTAGACATCACATTATCCTTCCAAAAAGGGTTGGCCCTAGCGGGGCTAAATATTTAAACCCCGCTAAGGATTATTAAACCCCCGAAAAACTAAACGAAGGAGCCGCCGTCAATATCGCCAACCTCAAGCACACCATTGGAATGCTTAATGGTGCTGTTGTCCACTTCAACCCCGGCCCCGTCAGCGCCCACTGCCAAGGGGGCAATGGTATCGCCAGTGCTGGTATCCGCTTTGATTTCAATGCCATGATTGGAGCCATCAAACTGCAAACCGCCATCCGCTTCAAGGTTAATGCGAATGTCATTTGAATTTTCCTCAAGACCATAGTCGGTATCAATGAAATCGGTAACATCAACGGCAATATCATCGGAATCAACATCAACGCCGTCCCCTGCCCCGACGTGAAGAATACTGCCATCTTTGGTCAGGCCGTTGCCAGCCGTTATTCCGGCCAAGCCACCAAATTCATCCCAGGAGGAACCATCCCACCGTTGCCATGTGCCGCTATCACGGTCCCAGCAAAGTGCGCCTTCCCCCTCCTCAGAGACATCGTAGGCAACCTCAAAAGAATCGCCATCATATTCAACAATGTCATTACCCTCAAGCCCATCAATTGAGCCAAAATTGGCATGGGCATTTGTTGAGTCCGTCATGATGTAGCGGGCACCGGTATCCGGGGAACCACCAGGATCAAGGGTATCATCCACCTGAATATCAAGCACATCCGCCTGGATATCAAGCCCCGCAATTGCGAGGTCAATGGTGTTCTGGATTTTCTGTGCCGACCAGAGATCCGTTGAGCTGCTGCCAGCATCGCTGACCTTTACACCAGAATCATCAAGGCCGCCGGTAGTATCGGCAAAGGTGGCAATGTTGCCAACAGCACTTGAGGCCGGATGCTCTTGATGGATTGAGTCATCATCAAGATGCCCCCGTACATCAGATGCCGTGGCCACATTTGCCCCATCATTTACCTGCGTGACATAGCCGCTTTCATCAACCTCGGAAGCCGCAACCCGCTGATAGCTGGTGCCATCATCAATATCGTCCAGGTCTCCACTGAGGTCTCCAATGTTGGAAACGCCAATTTTAACCCACTGTGCCCCATCATCAAGAAATGTATCCCCGGCATCATCGCCGTCTGTTTGGTGAAAAATTCTCCCGGCAACGCCAGCCGCGGGCTTATTGGCGACAACATCAACCTTGACAGAGCCAATCAGGTTATTGCTGGCTCCGTCACCAATGTAAACCTCCTTGGTGTCTGTGGTGAAACCCAACTCACCAGCCGCCAAAGTAATGCCATTGAGCTCCGCCTTTGTACCTCTTTTTACTTGAAAAACCGGCATAATTTTAACCCCCTATTGAAGATTAATAAGTTAATAAAAACTCATACAAAAGAACCCATATCTAAATTATCAGGAATGGTAGCTTCAGACCAAGAGCCATCCCCGCGAAAAAATTTATCCGTTTCTCCGGTAAGCTTCGGCATCAAACCATGCGCCGACACAGATACATCAAGATTCGTACTGTCATCTGGCACAGCAAGAGCATCAAGCTTTAAGGGGTCACTCCCACCATTTGCATGCCCTGTGGAATGAAAAATGAGGGCATATCTTGAGTCATGATTGTGGTTCAGCGGAGCATAAGAACCGCCGCCACCGCTTCCAAAATAATTGACCGGCTTAACTCTTGCCATGATATACCTCCATATTAATCAACGGTTTCAAACGCGATTTCCATTGTGACATCGCCAATGGGGTTGACGGCATCATTATTCCTAAACCAGGCATAAAACATATTATCAGGGATGTCGTCAGCGTTTCTCACAACGAGGTCCATTAGCCAGCTATCTGACATTGACAATACCTCGCCCTCATAGGCAATAATTTCGTTGATAGTATCAAGGCATGTCATGTCGCCGCGGTTGAGAATGCTGAAATCGAAATCTTCAGAATTACATGACAAAGAGATTTTGAGAAATTTCATAACATCTGCATTTCCAGCATAATCACGATCTTCATCCGTAACCGATGTTTTAAGGTTTGAAATTTCAAATCTGACAAGCTCCGAACTCTCGCCGGTGGCATCAACGCTTGGGTTAAATGTGTATGCCTGTATCACTCGGCTAATCTCTGCCATATAATTATCTGAAACGTGATGGATTACGGTGGCCGTGATCATGGCAAAACCTCCTTATAATAATGTTGAGAGCATTATAACAATGTCATCGCAAATGTCAAGCAATTCCGCAATATCGGAAGTGGAATCACCACCGGAAGAGAAAAACCCTTCCGGTACAACTTCATAATTCATACTCTTTCCATAGGGGAAATAATCATCGTGGACAACATTTGCGATCCACTCGCCAAGCTGGTCAGGAGTAAAGCTTAGCGTATAGAAGCCAGTGCCTACACCCTTTTCCTGAATAGACCAATCAACAGCGCCCGTACCATCAACTCTGCCATCACCATCAGGATCAAGAATAGTGACAGCAAAGCTTGTAGAGTCAATTCCGCCTACCATATTGAACGTAGCCCGGTCTACAACCGGAAAGCTATCGTGTATTTCATTATTAATCAGTGCATAGTTCATTAATTAAGCCCACTATGTGTTATGCAGTTCTCAATCTACTCATTGATAGGCCAAGTTTAAACTCCCAAGCATGGTCTGGCAAACCAGTCTTCATGGTTATTTTTAATCTCATTCCATGCCCCCACAAATCTTCATCCTCAGTTGATAGAAGACAACCGCTGCAATTACCCATCAAAGGCCAATCATTTGCAAAGCGATGAAAAACATATTCATATATGAAAATATTATAACGACCATCTCCGGCAGGAGCAGGTGTTATATTTTCAAATTTTTTCGTCACGCTATTCCATTCCGCATTCCAAAAAGCAACAGGAGATAGATAAGATCCATCAGTTTGCTGAACATCGGGCATATAAACTAAACCACCGTCATGCTCTGAAAGATCTGAAAGTATTTCTACCTCTCCAGTACTATCAATTGCTGGAATAACCATAATGCCAGCATAAAGTTTATAGTCTGTGTTGGTTCCATCCATAGATATTTGTGTGGCCCGCGAAACTATTTCAACAGACCCACAATCTTCATTTTGGCAATTACTGTGTGATTCATACCCTTCATTTATACTGGTGGTGTTTGCAATGGTATTAAAATCAACATAAATAGTGGCTTCAGTACTATCGCCAAGCTCGTGCTTGTAATATATTCTTTGACCATTTCCAACATCATCAACATCCGAAGGATCATCGCCGCGGCCAGTAAAGTTGGTAGTGAGTCCTGGCAATTTTGAACTTGAATGAGACCTCACCTTACCCGTAACGGAATCAACCGGAACAACCTCTTTCACCTCCCCAATGATAACGGACTTTAAAGGGTCAATCTCATGGATGTTATTGTTGGGGCAAACGGTGGGCACCTCCGGGCTCCATGTCTCGATGTAGCCGCCCTCGGTGTTGCAATAAACCCGCCAGTTATAAACAGTCATGGCCTGCCACCCTCTCGTTAAAATACAAGGTTCATTGAGGATAAATACACCTTGCCCCCAGCATTTTCAGCCTTCGCCTGCAACTCAAAAACAGACTCCCCCGAAGGAAGGTTGGCAAGGGAATTATCTGTTACTATTTTCCAGTTGGCACCATTTGGGAATTGCCAAAGATAGCCAACCTTTGTCATAGAGGCCACAACGTTACTGCCGTGCGTCAGGTCCACTAATTGAAAGTGTCCAGTTTGATTAAACGGTATTTTCACCGCCACCTTAAAGGCCGTTGGCGCCCATATATTATTAGTGCCCCGAAAGATAAACTGGCGAACCGACTTCCAAGATGTAGCCTCTATTTCCTGATATGGGTTGGAGCCGTCAGAGATTGCAAAATTTATCTCATGCGGGAACTTGTCATTGTAGGCTTTGGCGCTCTGCTGGGTAATCAGGGCGGTGGCGCTGTCCGATGACATATTATCCTGATCCAGCACTGACCTGATCTTATTTCCATCACCGGCAAAAACAAAGTAGCCAGAGCCATCATGCCCCACCCGGAAATACTCTGTTGGGGTCAAGCCAGCAAGAAACAAAAGCTCTTTTCGTATTTTGTGAACCCCGTCACCGAATATTCCAAGTAACTGTCCATCCCCGCTATCAGAGATAACAACATACTGGTCAGAGGTAGAGCCGCCAAGCTGCGTCACCTGCTTCATGAGGTTAAGGTACAGAGCCCTGGCATCTGTGCCATAAACAGATATACTGGCATTACCGCTGCTTCTTTGAATAACCACATAGCCAGTGCCAGCAACATTTCGGAGAATGAGGGTGCCGTTTTTTAAATCAAGATCATCCCCCTCAACCTTTGGTGTAATGACACCGCCTTCCCGGTCAAATTTTGAATCACCAGCAAGATCTTGATAGGGCGATTCATAACTTATGTGGGAAATTCCATCAGTAGTATCAAGGTAGTTTGTCCCATCGCTACTTACGCTAAGGGTTGTGTTTTCGACAAGATCTTTTAAGTCGTTGGAATCAAAAATCTTTGATATGGGAAACAAACTATCTATGCTGTCTTCACATAGCACTAGTTGCTCAGAGGGTTGGATTGACAACCCCAAATCGTCAATCCAAACCTCTGTGCTATCATTGTTCAGTACAACTACAAGCGGATTTGCCATTACATTCCTACCACATTATTTATTTCTTTTCGTACGCATACCATATGGTCACGACCGGGTTTCTCGGCGTAACACTGCTTGTCAGGCCACACTGTAAAAAACTCCCTGCATCAATAGATTCATCAATGGTATCGTCGTGATCGCCCTGCGCGGAAGAAATGGCCAGCGTAAAAAGGTTTATGGCAACATCATCCTTTCTTACAATAAGGGTGCCTGTACTGACATTGCTTAATTGACAGCTAATGCCGGTAATGCATACATCCTTATGGAATCTTGGGCCAGATTGATTGGCAGGAACTTCACCAGAAAGCAAATAGGCGTTTGCACTGTTGCCTTGCCTGCTGAAGCTCATTGTCATTCTGGCCTTTGAGAGCCATTTGCCTCTTGTGCCATCATAGACATATTCAATACCGTCAGCATCAACATGGACCTGACCATTGGCAAGGCTAACGCTGGGGAACGTGGCGTTAGGAACAAGCCTGAAACCAGCTTGCGTACCACCGCCGTTGTCAATCTCAACGGGGCCGGAATCTGCCGTAATGGCGCGGCCTGCACCAGCACCGCCTTCATCATACGCCTCATCCAACGTATTGCTTTCCGCGGCACTGGTAATTGCATCGCTGAGCTCGCTAATGGCCGTCTCAGCATCACACGGAGAGCTTGGTACATTCGGATACGTACCTTCAACATCAATTTCGCTGGCATCGTGCTTGCCGGCTCCACCGTCAAAGTGGCCGCTGTAATCAATGTCGCCCATTTTCAGCCATGTATCGGTGGGGCCATCATACACATACTGGGCGTCATTGCCATCGCCGTCATCATTGACGTTAACAAGGGTCTGGTCAGCAGATTCCGTGGTGTCGGCCCATGCACCACTATCAAATACATGGATATTTTCGGTGGCATGATCCAGGTTAATAACCCGGTCGCCCTCGGCAACATCCCCATCATCAACCCATGCGGCCCCATTCCATTTGTAGTATTTGTCATCGTCGGTATCAACATAAACATCGCCAACATTTGAGGCCGTGGCATCGCTGGCAATGTCAAGAACACGATATAAGACAGGCGCAACAAAACTTGGATCCCCAAAGGCCGGTTTGTTCGTCAAATTATTCCAATGGATTTCTGCCTGCCCAGAGCCCTGAAGCTGTGCTCTTGTATAGAACGTGTCCATGAGGTATTGCTGGCGAACAATAGTTAAATACAGAACGCCATCTGCGGCACTCAGGTCGTCTGAGCCATCATTCACAACAAGATCGCCATTTTCAACCAATGTGCGGAGATCATCACTACCAGCAATTTCAGGATATGTTTCCTGATTACTTAGCGTTATTTGATCTCCAGCGGGGACACCAATGATTCCAAGATCAGGTATTTCAATGTCCGTGGAATCATTGTTTTTAATAATGACAGTATGCATTATGGCCATATCAATTTCTCCTTTCTAATTTTCTCGCCACGCTACCGTGGCTTGCAAGACCGGAAAATCTACATTTCCAGAAATCGGCTCACAATTACAGCCAAGCCAATCATCTTCAGAAAGCAAATCACTCAGGTTTTCGAGCTTACCAAAATTAACACCAGATAAAACAATTTGACGTACCAAGGAATCGTTATTTTTATAAAGATTAAAATTTGCATTTGCATTGTTTTGACAGCGAACAGAAAGAGAAACTAATATTCCATTTTTTTCTACTAGCGGCCCATTGACATTAGTGTGTAACTCGGCAATGAATTGCATTGCTGTAGCGCAACCTATATTTCTATGGTCAATGGCAAAGGTGTAGGTCCGCATATTGACACTAAGCCATAATGCCCTAGTTGGGTCATACAAGTAAGGAAGGCCGTCAATGCGGCGAACCAAATCAGGATTTATATTATCCTGTAACATTAATATACTTCCTCTGATGACATGCTTGTGATTTTGCCATTGCCATCCCGTGTAAAGGTAATGCGTTTTGCATAGTCAGTATCCTGATAAAGCAGGGTCTCAATCAGCCTTCCATTGGCATCTCGGGTAAACGTGGCGTTATGAAGCGTGAAAATTTTCGTTATTGCCTGAAAATTTACCTTGCGCCTCGTCCTTGTATTTCCATCCGGACCTACCCGAATTTCTTTTGATATGCTCAAGGCTATTCTCCAACATCAGAAAGTTTACGAATCATGGCCTCTTGCAAAAGGTCAATGGCAAAGTCTGGAAGCGGAACAATGTGGCGAATAACATCCATGTTATCCATAAACTCAAAATTGGGAATGATGTCCATGCTTGATATTGCCCTGTAGCGCATCAACCCCTTCTTGATCTCTTTGAGTCCATCATCTGTTAGCGCCTGCATTATCAGTTTAAAGCGAAGTTTCTCGCTTGAGGGTATGGCCCCATCTTCATCGGGCTGGGGACCATACATTTCCGTAAGAAGGTCTATCATATCAGCATCGGGCTCTGACAATCTCTTTTCAGCCTCACTCATTTTTGCCCGTCGCTGTTCGGCACGCTTACCACCGGGGCGAAGATCCTTCCTGTCAACATCCCGGGTGCCTGTGCTGCTTTCCCGCTTCGGCCTACGAGGAACGGCCCTGCTTTTAGCCCCATCAATAGGGATTACATTGGTAGGAGCTTTTTCGCCCGGGAGCTGGCTGGGAGCCTCCGTTTCATCAACCTCATCTTTAAGGGTAGAAACGGGAATTTGCAGAACCTTGGCGAGCTCTTCAATATCAGGGTATATTTTTGGACGCAAGCCAATTTGAACCATATTGTCAACATTGCGGAGCATTTCAATGAAAATCTCTTTAAGAGCCAACTTGCGGTTAAAATCAAGGTTCTCCATTTCAAAGTAGCAATCGCACCACTCGCTACGTTTGAAGTTGCCCTGCACCAATATGGGTACAAGCTGCGTATTAACCGCCAATTCAATATCGGTAACGAGCCCCTTCTCGCTCATGAGAAACAAATCAGCATGAACAGAAGATGAACTATAAGAGCCACCCTCCGTTACCGTGTTGTCGGGCAGGAAGATTCCATGCAGAATGGCCTTGTCAATATGGTTAATGGCCTCAATGAACATCTCGCCACGCTTGTCGTCAAGCAAGTACTCCAGGCCCCACATATTTTCGTTTGTATTGCGGTTGCTTTGGTAGGGCAGGGCAGCAACGCTGTTGCTCAGAAGGCTTGAGGCAAGGTCTAAGGCCACATCAAGGTTGTCACGCCTTGTTGTACCGTCAGAATCAGTTGACCGCCCCATTGGGGCCGTAGCCACTACAGGCGGGCTTCCGCGGCGCTCAAAATACATGAGCATGAACTGGTACATGATTTCTTTCCAGTACCAGTATTTATATACCGACTCAAGACGGGACATTCCATACAGGTTCCCAAACTCGTAGTCGTTTGTAAACAGGAAGCTCTTATTCTTATCAATGGTGACGTCTCCCTTTCCCATCATTGATTGGGTAATGCTGGAGAAGTCATCAAACTTGTTCACGTTGATTGTTATTGAATCTGGGTAATGGGGTTTAATTTTCTTATAGGTCAGGGCTGGTCCCTTAAAAAAGGTTTTCTTCTTACCAGTTTTGTTTTCTGACCGAACATGGATGTCCCTTAGGGCGTAAACTTTCTCGTGGCTGGCAAACCCATATTCAACCGCCGTGAGAACACTCTTTAGGGTAGACCTCCATATGGGTTTAATAATATACTCAACCGTTTTAGCGATTTTATCATTTTCGCATTGTATGCGCCACGGCAGACTCATGATTGGCAATTTAACAAAAGCAAGTGCGGCAGCAATTTGCGGATCCTTCTTCATCTTCTTGAAGGTATCAATGGTAATTTCGGAAGGGTTGTAAATGCCGTAATCTTTACCAAAGGCCATGCCGGATACATTTGGGTTGTCTATGCGGGTAAGCTCTTTCAGGTTAATAACAGGAACCTCATCCTCGTCGGCCTTTCTGCCCCCTTTTCTGCCCTTCAGCTTAGCTTCCCCCTTAAGGAAACTGCTGAATTCATCCTGGAGCTCCCGGCTGAAATGCTTCTCTGTGAAATCTTCAAGTCCCTTGCGGTCCCTTCTTGACATGATTGGACCGCTGGTCTTTTTAACAACCGCTCTCCGCTTCTTTTTCTTAGCCATCAGAAAGTCCCTTCCATTAATGAGGCGGCAAAACCCCAAAAGATGGACCAGTGTGTCTTGCTATGGGAACACTGGTTGTCTTTTTGTTAAACAATCTCTTTTTTGGTCTTGAAACAATATTCTCTGGAACGGCCCTGTCAACTTTCTTCTTTGACACGCTCAAGCTACCAATTTCATCAGGGCGAAGCTCTTCAACCGCAAGGGCCGTAGCCCAAACAATATCGCCATGATGCTCCTTATTCTTTTCCGCGTCAAAGCGGAGGTTTCCATGATCTGTGACCATTCGCTTAATACTGTGAAACTGGCCTCTGACATCCCGGTCATCAGGCAGGGCCAAATTTTGCGTTTCCATTAGCCTGCGAGTATGACTGGCATTAAGCTCTTTCCAAGAGTTAGTAAAATTAATTGGAATACAAACTCCCGGATATTTCTTTTCCATGTTCTCGCCAAGCTGAATACCGGGGCCAGTTTCATCAATACCCATACGCTCAAGACCAAGCCAATCAATTGCTCGGCCAAGTTCAGCCTCCTGCGCTTCAAAATCTACATTGTTGAACTTAATTCTTCCGCGAAGGGCAACAGGGCCGCGTGGCACATCCTCAACAATTATAAGCTCCGCGTTGTGTTTACGCCGTCCAACGTCGAAGCCAGCAGAAAGCGATCCCTTAAACTCCCCTGCCCGCTTAGCGGCGGCAAGGTCATCAAGGGCGGTATAATAATTAAATTTAACCTCTGGGTACGAAGTCTCAACAGGAAAACTTTTAGCATCTTCAGCATATTCATCTTCCTCAAGGTAAATTTTGTCCTTTATTACGCTATAGGTGCAGCGCTTAATAAGATCAAGAGGAAAAAAGGAAACACTCTCGTCAATATGTAAAAGCTCATATTCCTGCTGAAAGGATTCAAGATCCATACTCAGGAATATGCTAATAAGCTTGTCACTGCCATATTTGTCTACGCGCTCGGCAGTTGACATCTTATTAGCCTTCTTGTTGGCCTCCTTAAACTTCCCCTTTTGGACAAAATCAATACAATGCCACCAGAAAACCCGCTGGTATCTGTATATACGTCTGAATTCTGGCTTATCAGCAATGTCCCAGTGAATGCCGCTTTTTCCAAGCGGTGTGCTTCCTATGGTGATACCACCCTTTCCCCTAGTGGTAATAGGCAGGGCGGCAGTGTAAATCTGGTTTCCGAAAATATAATGTGCGGCCTCGTCAAGAACAACCTCTGTGTTACCGCCCTTCCCACGGGGCTCCCTTTGTGCGTGGCTGATTATGCGGGTACGGGTTGTACGGCCTCGCCACTTGCCCTCGAACTCCAAACACTTGCGGTTGTCCACCACCAACTTCTTTTTCCACGCCAGCGGCATACTGTCATACATGGCGCGGGCGTAGGTGATCTTCTCATTGGCTTCATCTTGGTTGATGGAAATAAAAATTTTCGTGTACTTGTGCATCAGATGGGACTTAGCCAGCCCCTCGGCAGCAAACACATAACTGAAGCCAGTCTGCCTCGCCTTGTCTATATGCCAAAAGGAAACTTTTCGGTTCAAATACTTTACCTGATACCCATAAAGACGAGTAGGGTTAAATTCCGTTTCGGTTAGCCCCTCAATAAAACCGGGAACCGTTGACAACCAGTTGGCAAGCTCCTCTTCAGTGGGTTGTTTTTTTACCACTGTAAGGGGAGCAGCTTTTCGTTGCGGCTTCTTTTTGCTAACCACCACTGCGGCCCGGCGCTTATTATCAGCTGGCTTTGAGCTTAGCTCCTCACTGGCCTCACTAACAAAAGAACCGACATCCAATTGTCGGCTCTTTTTCACCTTCTTTTTCCTCTTCTTTTTGGAAACCATCAAACTCATGGGTTACTTCTTTCTATGGTCATCCAGGTTTGACACCCTTTTCTCTTTCTTCATTTTCTTCCCAGAGCAACTCTTGTTGTAGCGGTCGGCAAGCTTATTGGTTGACAAATGGCCTACCTTTTGGGTTACGTCCCCGTCGGTGTCAAGGCGGGCCTCATGCTGTAGGCCAATAATGAGCTGTCGCAAATCGGTGTCACGCATATGCTCTAAGCAGGCGGGGTCAACAGCCACCCTGCGAAACAGTTCATTATATAGGAATGGGAGCACCGTAGACGCCTGCTGCTTCCTAAATTCCTTCCCTTCCTCATTCACCTTGAGGAAGCGTTCAGCGTAGCGTCTGACCTCATCCTGAAAGGCCGGGTCATCAAGCCATGTGTTCACCATTCTTGTACTCTGGCCAACCTTGATTGCGATTTCCCGCGTGGAAAGGTTTTCCGTTGCGAACATCATCGCCGCTTTCATCTTCGCAAACTGCAATGTATCTCTTTTATTTCTCTTCATAACGACCTCCATTATTTAGTTTTAAGTAGCATATGTGGACGCATTGTGTCAAATCAGAAAACAACAAAAAAAAGCCCGTTGGCAATGCCAGCGGGCTTGAAGGGTACTGCTATCGCAGGGAGGAACCTACGATGGTACTGAAACCATGCTGTCCCTATCTAAAACTCTTGATGAAACAATCTTGCAATTAAGTTTTTCAGGAATGGCTCCCAGCATTCTATCAATAGCACTGGTATCGCCACAACAAAAGAAATCGAGTTGTAAATCATGTTTCTCTGGCCACGTGCTAAGAATAATATGGCTCTCTGCCAATATGGCAACGGCGGTTATGCCGTCTGGGAAAAACTCATATGAAATCGCCCTGCGAACATGCAACCCGCAATGTTCAATAAGGTCAAACATTGCACTTTCGAAAGCCTTACTGGTTAAATGGAAAACACCAATGCTTGCCCGAACATGAAGTGACCGCATGCAACACTCCCCCATAGGGCACTCAACATTCCCTCAAGAATTTAATCGGTTTAAGTTGCCGCAACACGCTTTGATCTTGCTCCCTTTGGAAACTGACCATCTTGAACTTATTTAATAGCACATTAAGCTTTTTCATGTCAAGGCGTCCGTGGCGGCAAGCAAGCACAACCCGCTGATCAGCCGACAATTCTATTAGGGATATGTTTCGCTTATATATTTCATAATCTTCTTTACTTATTGTCTTTTTAATTCTTTTTTCGGTTATAAGTTTAACAGCCGTTTTTGGCCCCACCCCTTTTACGCCGGGAATGTCATCAATGCTGTCCCCAACAAGGGCAAGGTATTTTACAAATTGTCTCGGGCTAAGGCCAAATTTTTCTTTTAATTTTTTTCGGTCCATGATTACATCTTTGCGCTTATGGCAAAATACTCGAAACCCATTTTTCGGACCATGTATGAGTTGATGGAAGTCTTTGTCATCAGAGTAAATAATGACATCGGTATTGGTGTCCTGCCTGCGAAGCCACACTTCGTTAGAAACATGGGCCACAACATCATCCGCCTCATAAAGCGGACTGGCATACGTAACAGTTATTGGCAGGCAATTGAGGAATCGGTCAAGGAGCTTCTTTCCGCGGGCTATTTCAATCTTCAGTGGGCCTCTGCTACTCTTGTAGTCTTCAAATACATCAACCCTTGGTAGAAGATCTCTGGCAACAACCGGCTTTCTAGCATGCTGTTTGACACTCATTGGTGCCACGCCACTGTCGAAAACAACACAAGTCCTTAAGAATTGATAATGCTTGTTAAGCCTGACAATGGCCTTTAGAAAACCATAAGGGATGCCGGTGTGAACAACTTCTCCCTTAACTTTGGTCTTCAGGCTTCCATGAACGCCTTGGCTCTTGTGTAACAGGAGGTTTCCATCAATTATCAGATACCTCTTCATCTCTCCCTTCACTTTCTCCATCTTCTTCTCTCCCTTCACTTTCTCCATCTTCTTCTCCCCATTCGTCTGATAGAACAAAGGCTGTTGCATTCTGACTTTTATCTATCATCTTTTGGAAAACGTTAAATGCGGTCTCTTTCTTTTCTTCCCCAAGCAAATCCTTAAGGTTGAACTTCATGATTGGCTTTGAATGAAGGCTCATTGTGCGCGGGAATCGCTTGCGCCTACGCATATAAACCTCCACCTCTACCCCGTCTCTATTTGGGTGTAGAAATTTAACAAGAAAATCATCTGTGCGGAATTCCTTCATCGTGTTTCTATGGTTCATTTAAAACCTCGTGCTCTTCGTTGTTACCTGCGTAAACCTGCTTAAAAGATCATCCCTAATCATTATTAAATTTCTTATTCTTTTATCAAGCCTTTGTAGGTCGTAAAGATAATCAGCGTGTTCGGCATCATTGTAGTAATAACAGCGCTCTTTCGGCACTTGGGTTTTACCATTGACAGGCTCGTCAAAAATTAAACTCTTCTTTGCGATGCGAACACAATTGCGGATATACACCCTGTTTTTATCTTCTGATAATACGAGAAACTTAGCCACCCTTCAGTACCCCCTAAAAGTAGTTTAAATTATTATCATAGTGTAATATTCTTTTCAAGTGCCGGTATTGCATCCTTCTGCTGAATCGCACATAAACTGTTTGTCCGTTAACACCACATGCGTTTTTATCGTAATTCGGGCACTTCCCCGCCATACAGCGGCATCCCAATGAGGCATTTGCAAAAGCAAAACACATGGCTTTTCTGCGCTTTGTTTCAGTAGGGAGTGGACTTGGGCAGGGATCTTCATTGGGGTTTGTGCTTAATGGAATTCTCTTTTCTACGACAATAACAGCACGTCTTACAACTGCCTTTCTCTTTTTGCCGTTTATCTTCTTCATAGCAATCACCTGTTGGGGCATATACATTAGTTTTTCTTAGTGTGGCTCCTTCTTTCTTCTACTACCTTCGGAAAAACACCCTCTGATAGCTTGTCAGCCTTATAGGCGTGAAGCTCGCTCTGGTTAACATTTCTGAGAAGGTTGAAGGTTTCTTCTTTGATATTGGTGAGGATCTCAATAATGCTTTGGATCTTAAACCCTTCGGTTAGCAGGCGCTCCGTGTCAAGTACGAAGTCCCGGCTTATTGAGTCTATGGCCCTTGCTTTTTCTATAATTACTTTGGCATATTGATTGACAGTGGCCATGTGGAGGTTTATTTCATTAGTGCTTTCCGCTAACGTTTTTTCTTTTTGCTCCATAAAATGCCCCCATGGCAAGAGTTCCCTTGCCAATAAGCGCTAAGATATTAATATTGCTTTTAAACATTCTTCCCAAGGCATTGCCTGAACAGGCAATTGCACCCTTTTAGCAATAACTTAGCATATTGTCAAGGCTAAAATAACTATTTAAATTACACCCCCTTACATTCCAGTATAAAAATATTTTACTTCTGGTTTCTGAAAAACTAAGGTCCAGCGGTGGCCATGTACCTTCTGGTCATTGCCCCAATTATTCCAAAGCCAAATGTCCTTGCAAAGAAACTCAATCTCATAATCACTCGGAAAAATACCGGTTGTCGTTTTGTAGTGGCGACGGGCAATGGCAAAAAACACGCTGGCCTTTTTATCCCCGCCAAGCTTGCAGCCATGTACCGAATAATATAGGCTGGAAAACCTCTTAGTTAGTTTCTCAACATGAAAATATAAATTGTTGCCATATTTGCATAGCCATAGCTCGTGGCGTGCCCACATTATGAAGAAAAAACAAAGACGTCCAAGTTTATGGATAAAAAAATTTTCTACTATCTTGTTAACTTGTGTCCCAATCATTCATGCTCACCCCCTTAAAAAAAACTGCCCCGTGGCAAGGCGGAGTTATCTTCTCACCACGGGGCATACGCCAATGTGAAACCCAGCACCCTTACCTGAGTTAAACCATATTATATCCCTAAATTGTTTGTCAAATAGGAAAACAACTTTTTAATGGGACCACTGCCCTGATACATCTTTGCCCTTGTAGAGGCCGTAGATTTTATAGTCATCCATATACCGATACTCGCCGGGAACGGCAAAGGCCGCTACGAAGTGGGATTTTTCAACCCCCTTCATTTTCTCCATCAGTCCCGGCCCCCCGTTCTGCCTAATCCACTCTGTTGAGGGGTAATGCACAAACAGCTTCTTTCTGGCAAAAGCAAAGGTTGCATTCACCAAGGCATCAGCCAAGCTTACCGCCTGGACAACAATTCGGACTTCAACATCATCAACCATTGCCGCCACTAAATACGGCCTACTCTCTAACTCGCCTCTGGCTTCCTTAACGCCGGCTTCCATAATTGTTTCCTCCATAAAAAATGCCCCGCGCTATCCTCATGGAGTTAACAGCGCGGGGCGTGGGTAATGAAACAACAAACAAAGGCTATAAGTAAAAATATTATGCCACAATGGAAGGGCCATGTCAACCCCCATGTGATCCATACGGCCTCGTTTTAGCAATTATCCTTTGGGTTATTTTTACATCTTCCATGAGTAGCCTTGGGGAGAACTGGTCACACTGCAACTCTTCAAGTTTAAGGCCGTCTCTGTCTTGATCGCCGCGGTAGGCAAGCCCAAGGCTCTTGTTGAAATACAAAAATATCCATTCAAGTTCCTTGGCTGTAAACCGCACTGATTCATATTGCGTTTGAACTGCTTCCGGTTCCGATTTTTCTTCTTTCATTTTCCCTCGCCCTTTTCGCCTTATCTCGGTCGGATAAAACTTTCTTGCAAAAATCAACAATATCTTTTTGCTTGAACTGCCAATACCGACCAATTTTCTCCGCCTTTAACCTTCCAGCTCTGGCGTAATCAAGAAGATCATCCGGGCTGACGTCTTCTCCTATGGCATGGCTGAACACGTGGGCAGCTTCTTTTGTTCTGAGGAAAACTTCTTTTGGCATGATTAGCCTCCTTTGTCTTCATTGTTTCCTTTTTTGGTGGGAATATTCAGGAACGCACAAAGGTCTTCCGCAAAACTTTTTGCTTTATCAATCGGCAGGGTTATTTTACTCAACATAGTGTCGAATTTTTTAAACCGAATCTGAACATCATCAACACCGGGGCTTGGATTGGCAGAGCTAATTTCGTGCGTTATATCTTCTGGCTTTTCCCTTTTTGTGAACTTCCTTCTTGCCATTTTCTTCCTCGTTATTCTCGGTGAATATACTGGCAATATTAAACTTGTTTAGAAGCTCCTGCGCCTCAAGCACGAACTGTTTAAACTCTTCATTTTTTAAGCCACAGTTTAACTCCTTATTGAATTCAGCAAGATGCTCAGATGCAAAATCAAACACTAGCTTTCCACCTTCATCAATATACTTCCTGAGAAGCTTTCTGTCAACGCCTAAAACGTCCATAACCCGGTAGGGGCATTCATCTCGCATGGGGCAATAAATGCTTAAAAAAATCTTAATCAGCTTCACAATCAGGTGGCTCATATTTTCCTCCGCTTTTAAGTTTCTTAAGTCTGTTAATATATAACTTTAAAAGATTCAATCTGTTAAACTCGCGAAGAGTCTCATCCGTATAGTATCCCTTAACGGCTACAACAGCCCCAAGGCTGGCTGGGTCTGGGTAAACATCAACGACTACCGGGGTGTTGAAATACTCAAAAAGAGAACGCATCTCATCGGCAAGGGTATTCCCCTCATAGCGGGTTATTAAATAATAGCCTCTAAGGCGCATCAGGATCCCCCGTAAGCCACTTTTCCATTGAGCTAGGGGAAACCTCAATAAGCAGCCTTAAAACGTCATCTAGGGGCATCTGGGCAAGCATTTTAATGGTTTTTTTCACTATTCCATTGAGGTCACTGTTCAGCGCCCCCATTACAGGGTATTCTTTCCTGATTTCGTTGGCAAGATCCATAACACTCGTGTGCTCTTTCTGTTTTACAGTAACTCCCATGTAATTATCCCTTTCAAAGTGTTTGCAATTTTGTGGTCTGTCAGGAGGCAAGTATGCCTCTTGTGGTGGCGACTCTTTTACTGACTTTCTAGCAAAGCACTCCACAAGCTTAAAAGCAATGCCGTTTTCATTTTCCCCAAAAAGAAAAATCGGTTCAAGGTCAGCGTGAATGCAGTTAAAGCAACATATAGAGTTTTCGTCAACCATTTTACTCTTCATCTTCGTTTATAATATCATTAATCAGGTCGTTTCCAAAGAAGCCAATTACACTCTTTGACATATCACCAAGCTCGTCATGGTCTTCAATATGGACAGTTGCAAGGCGCAGTATGTTTTCGAGAACCTCTATTGGAATAACAAATGGTATTTTGCTCATGTGATTCTCCTAAAAAAAATTGCTTGCTGCGCGGTCCGCACAATGGGTTTAAGGGATCAGCAGTTGTGGCCAAGCAACAAAAGATCCCGCTATGGGTTAACTTAACTGGTGCCTCGCCAGAACCCCAATTCCATAGGGGTGTTTTTGCCATAGCTACCATTAAGCCGGGTACGGTCCGGCGGGTCAGGCTAACCACTTCATTCCCACCGCACAGCAAGCAAACTGTTTCAGTTCTCAACATCAAGGCTTACACAAGATATTCCATGATATGTATAGCACACCACGCCGGTTTCATGATCGTAGTGGGCGCAGTCAACGCAGCGAATCATTTAAAGCCGACCGTAACTTTAATGCCAGTAAATATCTCGTTACCCTGATACTCTTCAGTTTGAAACTCGGAAGACTTAATGCGTATCCTCTTAGGGTCGTGCCCCGCCTTGGCAAAGCGGCTTATGACCTCGGCTGTTACGGCATCAAACACCTCTTCCTTGCTCAACATGACGGGGATCAGGTTTTCCGTTGTTTTTGGTTGCGCCATTTTAATTCTCCTTTACATCAGGCTTACGCAGGAAATAGCCCGCACGCTTGTATAGCAGGCAACACCAAGCTCTTGATCGTAGACCCTAAATAGCCCCTTTGCAATTTCTTTGTCCTCAAGCATGACCCCCTCGGCTACTGGGTGATACGATCCCCAAACCGACGAAGAAATAAAGCTGGCTATGCTGAAGAAAATAATAGCGATAACAAGAGCTATAGTAACATTCCCAAAAAACCCAACAAACCCAACAGGCTCTTTCATACCAAAACCTCCTTTATTAAGGGAAGGGCTATTATAACAAACTATTTCAGTTTTGGCAATTAACAGTATTTTAAGATTTTAATATTTTTTCTTAACCTTATTTACTCCCCCGCCTGGTTTACTCCCCCCGCCTGTCTAGGCTGCCCTCTTCAACAAGAGCCTTCATATGTTCCTCTACATCAAGCAGGGCTTCCAGAATCGCTTTCCTCTTTTCTTTATTCAACCGTACAATTTTCATAATAACAACCTCTCCTTTTAGCAGAGTTCTTCCCATACTTCCTCTAGTACTTCATAGAGTCGTTTCGCACAAAGATATTTCGCCCTGTCAATTCGCTTATGCTCGGCATTTATTTCTTTAATCGTATTCGTCCCACCAGGAGTCAAATTTTCACTCTCAATTTCTGACGCAATAATTCCACATCCGCTATCCATAATTCCGCAAGGACAAGCAGAGCAAATTCCAGCATGCGCCTGACAAAACGAGCACGGTGCCACCCTTCACCCTTCCACATACTGCGGCGAATGTGCATAAACTCGAAAGCCACCCAAATCTCGCTCTCCAACTTCCCAATCCACCTCCCGCTGTAATACTTAACCAGCAGATCCCTCATTTTCTCTGTAATCTCCGGCACAAAAAATCTCTTTCTCATACTCGTTTCTCCTTTATCAAATTTCTCTTTAACTAAACCTTCTCTTTACATACCTTCCCAGCGCACCTTTAATGAGGTTACAATATAAAATACTTAAAAATCGGTGTCAAGAAAAAAGGGGTCGTTTAAGGAAGGATTAAACTATTACGGCTTTACTCTTTTTAAGGACAAATTTAATACAAGCTTTATTGTAGGCGTTTGTTTTCTCTAAGACCTTCTTATTACATATATACATACCGGAAACCCTACCTTCCGCGTCTATATACCTGTTTAGCTCTTTACCAAGGTAACGGCAATCTTTACAAAACCCAACCTTATAGTTTACACCTATCGCTTCAAGTACCTTTCCCATACCAAGCTTTTCTATACAATACCAATAATGTTTTGGGTGAGTATGATACAGTCGCTGAAATCTATTTTCTCCATACTCAAGATGCACGCCGAAGGCACAAAATATACAACCTGTATTAGCATACCCCATATCGTATATTTCCGAGTAATCAAGATTAAATCTATTAATATACTCTACAACATCCTGCTCCACCCAAAAAGCAATAGGGGTACTGGTAGGTCTGTAGTTACGGTAAACATTACATCCATTCATCAGATAGTTAGTAGTCCTCAGGCGAGAGTCATCCGCCATCGTCCCGATTATACCCGCCCTGTTATTCTCCTTAATATACTTCATAATCGGAGCCTTCTTCATTACCATACAACACCTATCTGATATCTTAAAATCTGCATCAATTAAATACTTCCACTTCTCCGGTAGCCGACCCCGACCAAACTTATCCCCATACAACCTTTTCTTAAGTACCTTCTCGCTACGAGTATTCTGAATATCATACAACTTAGCAGCACTCTCCTTACTAATAATCGGATACCCATATTTCTCTATAACCTCAAAGAAAGGCATCTTCGGCCTCAACCACGTTACGTTCTCTACTCGTTTAACAAATTTTCTTATTTCAGGAAATTCCAGTCCAGTATCTACAAACACCGCCGGGACCTCAGGATACATACTTCTTACTAAATGTAACAAGGCCGTACTATCCTTACCCCCAGAGAACGATACATAAATGCGCCCGTTCCAATGCCTATACCACTCTTCTATACGATCCTTACTCATTCTTATCTTAATCTCTAACGGCAACCCCTGCCGCTCTTTCAATTCCCACCTCTTATCCTCTGCATCTTTTATATTTCCACCTCTAACCTCTCCCGGCAACCGCCTATTCTTATCCAGCTTCATTTTCCTCTTATCTCTCCTCTTCATAAACTCCCTAACCACCCTATCTTCTTCTCTCCCCTTATCTACAACTTCCTTTCTCTTTCTCTTCTCTTTCTCCACGAAACTCTCCTCCGCAAACACAACTTCCAGGGCGCATTAAATATATGTCTGTAATAATGAAATATAATACCCGTAAATTGGACGGCTTGTCAAATAAATAAGTCTTTGATAATTGGTCCATAATTAGTCCATAATTAGTCCATAATTAGTCCATAATAAATGAAACAAAAGGGAGATAGGGTGGGGGTATGTGGGGGTATGTGAAATCTTTTAACATCCACTTATTAATGGACACATTGCGTCATAAATGCGCTAGGGGTTTAAAAAGGGGACAAACATTTCACATCATTCACACCAATTTCACATCATTCACATCATAGGACATTTATAAAGTTATTTAGGGGGTATTTAGGCGTGTTTTGTTAGGGGTAATACTCGGGGGATATTGAAAAAATTGGGACGGTTTTTTTGCAGACAGGTACTTACTTTGGGGAGAATATAGTGTGTTTTGGCGAGGTTTTGGCGAGTTTGTTAAGCTCGTGGGATATTGAAAAGAGACTCGTGGGATATTGAAAAGAGACTCGTGGGATATTGAAAAGAGAAGAGCGATTATTTGTGAGGAGGGACACATCACAGCCATGCCCATTTTGGCTATGCGCATATATTAATGTGACAATTTTTTCCCATATTGAGAATCAAATTGACACTTTGACACTTTGACGCAACGCGTCAAAAGGTGTTAACCAGTGAAAGCTGTCAAGCTGGTGCCGTGCTGGTGGCAAGGCAGGGGGCGTGCTGGTGGCAAGCCTGGTGGCGTGCAGGGGGCGTGCTGGTGGCAAGCCTGGTGGCAAGGCAGGGGGCGTGCTGGTGCCGTGCTGGTGGCAAGGCAGGGGGCGTGCTGGTGGGCGTGCTGGTGCCGTGCTGGTGGCCGTGCTGGTGGCCGTGCTGGTGGCGTGCTGGTGGCAAGGCAGGGGCAAGCCTGGTGGCAAGGCAGGGGCAAGAAAAACGCGCCTGTTAAAAAAAAATAACAGGCGCGTTATACCGCGGGCGCGGGCTAAAATTTATTTCTTGATGCAGAAATTTTCGGTGTAGAAAGCCTGAAGTTTTTCCCACGCGGTTGAATAACCATATTTCCCACCATGGGTTATGCGTTCACAGGCAATACCCATGTTTGACATTTCCTTCGCTGAGCTTCCGAATTCACCCGAACGTGCGGTGAATATCACGCGTGATGTAGGTTTCGTTTGGCCGCGCTCAAAAATGCGAATTGAAGCTTCCTTGCCCGCTTTTAGGTTCTTCGCGGTGAGAATGAAGCGGGCATTATTCAGCCGTGGCCGCAAAAATTCAACCGCACCGAACGCGCTTGACACAATTGGTATGTTGTTAACGTCAACTTCTTTTGTGCCGCGCTCAACCTCAATGAGTGAATTGTTGAGTGTTAAAACCGGTTGGGTTGCTTCACCCATTCGCGCGGCCGCGGCCACAAGCTTCATATATTCCGCGTGTACTTCAGGCGCGCTTTCGGCCAGCTTTTCTTGAACCTTCTTTTTGACCGCGGGCGTAGCGTCAACTGCCGCGTCAATGATTGCCTGAGCCTTGACGGCCGCGGGCGCGGGCGCGTCACTCAATTTTTTAGCCGCGGTGTTTGCTTCACTTTCAGCCGCGGTGTTTTCAGGCGCAGGCAACACGCCCGCGGCGCGTGCCGCATCAACCGCGGCCGCATGGTTCTTTTCGGCAACCTTAAGCGCCTTGCGCGCGGCAACCTTGCTTTTTCCTTTTGCCACCTTAAGCGCGGCCGCGGCATCAAAAAGCACCTTTTCGGTTTTTTCAATGTTCAAAATCAATTCTTCTTTTCTTGCCTTTGCCGTTTTGATTTTTTCTTGCATGGTGTTTCCTTTCTGCCCGCGGCGCGGGCTAGTTGAGGTTGCCATTATTGACAACCTGTAAAACTTATGTGCGCGGTAAATACTGCAACTCATATGCCAATACATGAAAAAATAAGCTTTTTTCGTCATTTTTCTTTTCGGGCTAATTTTTTAGGCAATTGCCTAACTTATTGAATTTAAAGGCAAACGGTTGTTTTATACGGCCGTTCAGGGTGTATTTTCTACCCCCCCCTCAGCCAAGACATCCTTAGTTGGCATTACATATGTCCGATCTTGAAGTCCTTCCCCGACTCGTATATCACGAGCTCCTGAAAGAGTAATCTGGTCGAAAAGTGACAAGGAGCGGCACTCGTATGACTCTTTACGGCACCTCGGGTCCAGGGCTCGGTCCTCCGATTTCGACCTCGGATTCGACATCTTTATCTTCCGTCCGGGTTACGAGGCAGAAGGTCGGATTCGACATCTTTATCTTCCGTCCGGGTTACGAGGCAGAAGGTCGGATTCGACATCTTTATCTTCCGTCCGGGTTACGAGGCAGGAGGTCGGATTCGACATCTTTTAAAGAGGTCTGGGTTACGAGGCCCGACCTCCGATTTCGACATCTTTATTTCGACATCGGGTTACGAGGTAGGATTACGACCTCTTAGAGCGAACCCTGCGTTACGAGCCTAGATATCCAAACCCGGTACGGAAGGATAGCCACCAGTTTCCTCCTTCCTCTGGCGGCCTCTTGATCGGGCGGGCGTTAAGGCAGGTCTAATCTATATAGTAGCAGGGTCCGCAGTATTCTTCTCCCAGCTCGTTGGTATAGCAATCGCAATACTCGCCGTCTGCCGGGAAATATCTCACTCGGTAGCTTCCGAGCTGTACGTTAGCCTTACAAACGATAGCCGCTCCTATAATAACGGTAAAGAGCAAGACCGTGCCTAAGATCCTCATGAAAATATCGTTGTCTGTAAGCATTAATCTTCTCCTCTAGGTCCGGAAAGAAATATCGCCGGGCATAATAACATGGGTGAGAATCTTCTCTTCCATATTAACAGTCGCTCGCCACTCTACAATAGCGATAGGCATTACTGCCCGGCAGGGGTCGAACTGCGGGAATCGAATCTCCTTCGGGGTAGGGGCGAGAACAACGCCCCTCCGATTAAGAGCAGTATACGCAGCCCTCTTGATCTTTTCTATCATTATCTTAATCCTTTCGTTTAACTGCGGGCAGACAGCACCCGCAGTCGACCAGCGTAGCCAGTCGCTCAGTCAGCTGCTCGGCCATCTCCTTGGCCCTATCGGGGTCGAACGACCCCGATACCACCTCGTATTCAGGACCGCAGTGCTCGGTCCTGAAGTAGACTACGTACTCTGTTAACCCTCTCCATACCATTATCTTCTCCTTTCTGTTTCTATTTAAACGATAAACGCACCTGCCTGCACCCTATACAGTATGCAGCTCCCATGCCAACTGTAAAAGAGTAATCTATTCAAGGGGCAGTTCCCAGGCTGTGCTTATCGTACATGGGTCTGTGACTCTATTTGTTAATCTAGTGGCTCTTTTTGTAATCTTTTTATGATCTTCTTATCTACTCTAAATATATAATCTGACGTCTTTGACGTCTTTTTGTACTTTTATAATCTTTTTTATACGATATCTTAGAGTTTTTATAACTTCCGATGGATTTTTGGTACGATATCTGCATAAGTGGAGCTCTTTAGCCAGATTTGAGATGGGGATGAAAGAGGAAAAGAGCAGGTTATTCCTAAAATAACGATACAAATAACGATACAAATAACGATACAGATAACGATACAGATATAGATGGTATATGCTAAGATAACGATACAGATATAGATGGGGACAAAAGAGAAAAGGGGCAGGATATTGGTGATTATTTATATAAATCAGATACTACCAACTATTAGAGGACGTCGTTCTCCTGATTTTCGGGGTGGTAATAGACTAGATTTCTGGACAGAGTGATATATATATATATATTGTTTCCCGACTAGAGTAATGGAGGCAGAGGCATTAGAGCACAGATACCAGGAGTCTGGAGGGGTAGATATAGATGTCTGCAATAGATGAATAGATATAGAGGTCTTTGATAGAGCTCTGCGTTACGAGGTCTACCCGCTCTTAACCAGACGTCTCAGTTGTGTAGTATATTACGAGGTAGTATTTGTTACGAGGGGTTTGGTTAGGGGTAGGTAAATCAATCGTAAGGCGTTCGATTGTATTAGGGTAGGCTCAGGTATTAGTTTAGGGCTAGAGTAACGGCTACGGGCATCGTAGAAAGTTCTAGATATATAGAGGGGCTAGGGGTTGGGGGGGGTATTTTATATGATAGCAGGGGTAGAGGTCTATAGTATTATGTGTTGTATAGTACGTCTATTGCATCTATTCAAAGAAAAGCCTATGGTCTTAAATACAGGCTGAGAGTCTTTTCAGGATGAGCGGATTTTTAGTAGTCGCCTTCGAGGTTTATAAAGTAGCGGTAGAGATATTTACGGCCTTGTGGGTAAATATCTATAGAGGCGACGAATAGTTTATAGGTATGCTCGTTGATATTGTAGCCGCTGTTGTTGTTGTTTATCTGATCTAAAAACACATTTGAAACATAGCTCTTCTCCTTACAGGTGTTTTCTGATAAGTTGATCTATATCTACTTCGTTACCGTTTTTATCGTATATAGGCCCGTAGGCTCTTACGGCAGTCGGAAGGGAGGCTAGGGTACAGAAGAACCGAGCCGCGGTGGGTTCGTTACCAGCAGACATATACACATCTGTTTTGTGTAAGTAGTAGGTCTGCTCGTACTTATAGCCTATAATCAGAGGTTTAAACATCTTCGCTCCTTTCTTCCAGTAGTCGTTTAAGGTAGCAGTATTCGTTAAAGGCGAGGTAGAGGGAACGCAGGTCAGAAACCTTCCAGCCCTCCCAGCGTTTTTCTCTGCCTATACGAGCACAGGTAGTCCGAGCCTTAACGTATCTGTTCCACTGATCGTACGGAGTATTCTGGCAATCACTCAGCTCTGACTCTTCGAAGACGGGGCATCGGTGGATATTCTCGTTATTGTCAATAAGGTCGTTAAAGTTGACGGGCTCTCCGTCGGTAGTCGTACAGCAGTACTCGTTGTAGTGTTGACACAGAGGGCAGTTCTGCCCGCCGCGGTCGACGCCGTTAGCAAAGCATATCTGATACCACTTATCTACCGCACCTTCCAGTAGCCATCGGTCAAGATTAACCTTGGTAACTGACATATCTTCTCCTTCCACTAGGACGGGGACGCTTTTGGCCCCCGCCCGGACCGGTTTTACTTCTTCGAAGCGATAATATCAGCCTTCGGCAGCGGCTGGGGCAGGTCGTCAAACCACCCCCAATTCATCATCGGGTCGTCACCGCTTCCGCCCATGTCCTGCCAGAGGCACAGAGTTCATAATCATCGGCTTGGGCTTTAATCTCATTACCGACGGTTCCCATGTGCCGCACCTTGAGGATTCTTATTTCTTTCGCCATCGTTATATCTCCCTACTTATAGGTTATGCGGAACCTAACTCCTGCTCCGCCCAATACGGCCAGTATCAGGTCTTCGTAGGCGCGGCTGGCAAAGGTCTGACAGGACCAGTGCCCGGCCCCGTCCCTGAGGTACTGGAATCCCCGCCTTTCCTTCCAATTAATAGTGATTCTGTCTTCCGGGTCAAGCTGGTTGGGCTCGTTGATCTTGAAGGTGATGTGTGTCTGGTCAACGTGCTCCAGGGCCGACTGGAATTCCGTAATAATGTCAACCCATTCACTCTTGGTGTGTGCCCTCGCCGTCCACTCAATAATTCTGATTCCCGGCATTGTCTTCTCCTTTTTGGTTGGGGTTAGGGCGGGACAAGCCCGCCCTGTTCCCGATTACTCACCGTAATACTGCCGACAGCCCGCCATATGGTCATTGTGAATACTCAAGTCGGCATCAGTTGGCCGAACACCAGTTATCCAGTAAATCAGCATATCATGAATAGGCCCGAAGACAGCCACATCACAGGCAAGTTCGTCGCCCCCGGTTGCCCTATCAATAATACAACCGACACAGCCATTCGGCTGGTCATGGCAGGAGCCCCTTGCCTTGATAACATCAATCAGGATATCAAACCGTTCCACATGGGTTCCGTCGGTTTCGATTTCGCCCTTTTCGATTGCCTTGAGCACGACCGCCCATTCATCAGCCGTAAGCCGACCAGTGGGCTTTCCCTGCTCAATAAGACGAAGCTTCTCATTCATAATTTTGTCTCCTTTCTACTTCGGGTTAACGACAAATGCTTCTGCCATACGCACATATAGGGTGCAACTCCTGTGCCAACCCGAATAGATTAGTCGTTACAGGGGCAGGATGTTGTAGGTAGCGGCAAGCGATATCTAATTGTGACAATCTGCGGCAAAAGATAAGCAAAAAGAGTCATAGGGTAATCTTATCGGGTAGGAGGTCTAGCTCGTAACTCGTAATCTAGCTCGTAACTCGTAATCTAGCTCTTTCTCGTAACTCTTTAAGTACGAAATATATATTACGAGTCTTACGTGTTACGAGTCAGGCGTATTACGAGCCACGTAGAGCCGTTTTAAAGCCTTCGAGCCTTCTAGGCGGGCTTGAGTACCTATTTTAAGAAAAAAGGCGTCTAAGGGCATCCTGAGCAGCCTGAGACGCCCCTTTAAACCTATTTCCTGCTGACAGAAGCAGGCAGGGGTCGAAAATCACCCTTCAGGCTCTAATTCGATCAAGTCGGTTTCAGGGTTATAACGAGCCCCGCGGCCTGAGATCAGTGTAATGATAGAGGCCAGCTTATTGCCATCAAAAGGGGAAAGGTCACGCAGATCCTCATAGGCCATTGTCAAGGCATCGTCAAGGTTCATGGTCTCAAACTTCGGGGTCATTCCGCCCAAAAGGTCTTCAATGGCCCTCCTCATATTGGACCAATAGGTCGTGCGGTCAAGCTCGTTATCGGTAAACCATGTTGGATACTCACCGCCACCATCATGCTCGGCCTCAATTTCAAGAATCTTGTTGAGAGCCTCAACGAAAAACCCTTCGGTAATGAAATTGGGAATAGCAAATTCAGATAAAGGGCACCAGTCAGGAGTATGGCTTGTTACATCAATACTCTCAAGACTTTTTGTCATTTCCCAACACGAATAATGCCCAACACTGTGAAGATGCACATTCGGGCAACCGATGCACGCACTGATCTTCATGATTTTCATTTTTGGTCTTTTACTCATGGCATTTCTCCTTATGCTGTTGCAGTAAGCCTCATGATCATTCCTCCGTTGAGTATTTATCTATTTCGAGCAAAAGATCAAGATACCCATCCTCACCGCCAACATCTTTGTATACTTTCTCAAATTCCTCCTTTACTCCTGAGTGTTTCAGGCAGGCTACTCCCTTAGGGGTAATCACCCACACATCTTCGTAAAACGGGTTTTTCTTACCACAGATAACGCAAGGGGGTGCGAGTTTCATAGCTTTCTCCTTTTATTCGGTTAGACCCTCTACGGGGCAGTAACACCCGCAAGGCTCGTTCAGGTTTACATCAAACTCATGCGAGCATTCAACTCCTGGCGCATTCTCTGCCATTGTTTGCGCCACTTCCTCGCACCAGTTCAGGGCGAAGAATTCACAGTGAATACATACAGTATCGGCTCTACTCATATCAAACTCCTTTCAATCATTGGATTAAGGTGGTTGATGTCCCATGTTGGGGGCGACCCATCAAACCAAACAACCCAGACAACCGCTTCGCCGCAATCCTGACAGAAATACTCATCCCACAGCTTGTTCCCCTCATAGCAGTTGCCGACGTGCGGTTCAAGCCGGATGCTTCCGCAGAACGGGCAGGGATCAGGGGTGCGGTGAAGCAAGACGGTAGCCCACTCACTGTCGTTAAGCCAGTATGCCGGGGCGTACTCCCACGAAACACCGCCGCGGATATCAAGCACTTCCCGCTCTTCTTCTTCCATTACCCCTTCAGGCAGATTGTATGCTGGCATTTTTTAAACTCCTTTACACACAATGCTCCTAAGTTGGTTGCGCCGAACAGCAGACAACTGATGGTAACTGTCTGCCAACTGCCTAAACAAGACAGCGTGCCGGGGGTTCATCTGAGTGATGCCGGGGCTCGCCTCAAACACCCGCTCGATGGAAGAAAGCATACCGTCATAGAAAGATTCCAACCGGGTTCCGTAGAATTCGATTTCCTTCACAGGCTTGGGGTCCCGGTTATGCCTGTGTTCAGTATAGCCTCTGGAACGCTTACCGCCTCTAAATCTTACATTCGCCATAGTAGTCTCCTTTCGGTTGTTGTGTCGGTTGGGTTCAACGCTTACACCCTATTTGTATGCAACACCCATGCCAGCCTGAAAAAGAGTAATCTATTTAAGGAAGAGAAATATGGTCTGTTAATCTCAGTGCCGCAAAGAGTCATTAGAGCGCCGTAAAGAGTTACTAAAACGATATCCGTTAATAAGATAAAAAAGGCCCGCAGGGGCGAAAGGAGTTTAATTCCCCTGCGGACTCGTAGGTTCTAGGTTATACTGTTGGTAACTTATATAGCTCGTAGCCACAGGTCTCAAGCGATTCCTTAATTCTGGCGCAAAGCTGGCAAGTCGCCTCATTGCGTAGGTCGTACTGGCCGCGGGCGTAGCGGTCGGCATTCATTTGAATCCATCCGCAAACCAGCCCCATGAAGTTTTGCTGGAGCGTGCGGTGCTGACTGCCCATCGCCTCAACAAAGGCTTTGGCAGGATCATCGCTGAAATTGTTGATAAGGCGTGCGACCTGCTCAGCCGCGGCCTTGGCCTGCTCCATGTATTCTTCTTTGTAGGGCATTTCTTCCTCCATTTTTTTGAGTCTTTTTTCTATTCTCTTATGTGTGTCTCTCATGCTAGGCATAGTGCCTCCTTATATCCAGTCAAGTTGTTGCCATTTGGTCAGAGCTGATTCATCGGCAAAGTATTCCTCAAGCAAAGACCTGAGCTTTTGGGTGTTTTGTTCTCTGGTAAAGAGTTCATAGAGTATTTCACCAATGTTATCGCAATGCTCGCTGGTGTCTGATAGAATATCATCAATGATTTGCTCTTTGGTGGCAACCCTTGACATGATGCACATCCTTAAAATTGTTTGAAACCCATAAGGGCGACCACGAAGCGGCTTCCGTCGGGAATCACAATGACATCACCGACGCTGGTACTTCGCCGACCCTCAACATTACCCTCCATGGTGACACCCTCATTCTCCCACCACGGCCAGTCAATACTGTTGGTAAGCTGGTAAACAAGATCCAGCATGGGGAAATCGGCAGTAGCGGCCAACTCGTAGCCGCTGGGAAAATCATGAAGGGATTCCAGCAGCTCTTCATCGCCAAACACACTAAACCGCGGCGGGTCTGCGTGATACACTTTCGTCTTCTTTCCATTTTTCATTTTCCATTCTCCTTTCGGTGCGGGTTGTTACCCTACAGGTATGCAACAGCCATGCCAACCTGAAAAAGAGTAGTCTATTCAGGTAACCAATCAAAGGAGTTAATTGTCTAATGACTCTATTTGTTACTGGAGTGCCGTAAAGAGTTACCGGAGAAAGGCGACCAGAGCATCAAGTGTAACCATCTTCCTAGAATCTTGTGTTACGAGCTCTAAGTGCCCATCAGGAATATTACGAGAAATTAATAAATTGAAACCATGATTCGGGACTCGCTGTTCAAACTCATGGTATGTGGTAGGATTCACGTAAATAGTACCAAAACTGCCGACATCTGCCGGGTTGTAAATCTGGCTCGGCTTACGCCGAAGCGTATTCTTGCAAAACATTAACCACCTCCTAATTATTGGTTGCGCTCACCATCTGATCAACCATCTCCTGAGCCTCCTCTTTGGTTCCAAAGTAAAAGCTCTGACGGTCGTGTGGTCCACAGGTCTTACACCAGTGGCCAGCATAGTATCCAGCCGCAGACTGGCAAACCTGCAACTTAAGCTCTTTTCCACAACCTACGCAGTTAATCGTGTTCATGTTAAGCCTCCTTATATTTTGATTCTATACAACTCTTCAGGATAGTTAAGAAAATTTCTTTTTGAATCAACTCGGCATAAGGCTCTTCTATTTTTTGACACCACCCTGAAAGGCCCTATCCCATACTCCTTACCCTGATGTGTGGCGTAAAGATATACAATGTCCCCGTCACGAATATCCTTCCACAATACCTTTGTTAATTCTGTTCCGTCCAACGCCTTCATTTTAGCCTCCTTATAATGCTATCTGTGGGCCGTTATCCTCAATGTCCTGGTGGTAGCCATTGAATTTGGAGCCATAGGCTCTCATGCATCTGGCCATCTTTTTAAGCCAAAGGTAGGAAACAGCCTCTTCGCCGCTAATAACGACCCTGCTTTTGGAGCCGTTAAATGGAGTGACTTCCACCAACAATCCCTCGTTGTGATTCGTAACAATTCGGCCAATCTGCATCATGAGGTACTGATAATCAGCATGATCGTAACAATAATGCTCCTCATACAGGTGCCGAACGTATTCAAGATGAATTTTCTTTACATTTGACATAGCTGTTCTCCTTAAAGGCTGTTGATGATCGCCCAGGGCGTACACTTGAGCCGCTCTCCCGTTCGCCTGTCAATAACAATAATCTTGTACTTTCTGGCTGAAACCTTCCAGCCGTAAATCTCATACGGCACGCCGTTCAGGTGGACCGTGTTGCCTCGCGGCGGAAGTCCAATCCTGGCACGCCTGTTATCATAATCAGTTTGCTCTCTGGTCAGACCCCCGGCGGCCTTGCACTTGATCTTCATTTCAAACCAGTTTTCATTGTAGGTGGCTCTGGCAGTTTCAAACTCAACTTCAAACTCTTCCCCTACCAGCTCAAGAGCTTCCTCAATTTTTGGCCTGATCGCCTTCATAAAACCTTCTGTAATTCTTGTCGCCATAACTTGCCTCCTTTCGGGTTGTGTGCGTTACCCCAAAGGTATGCAAACAGCGTGCCATCGTAAAAAGGCCCTCTAGGACTATCTTGAGGGCCTCGGTGTTTAATCTAGGAATCTAAAGTGACACTCTTTGTTACTGCTACTGCCTCTTTTTGGCCTCATTTATCTCGACCTTAAGCTGGGCAATCTGCTCTTTCAGCTTGGCGATCATTTCTCGCTTGCCTTCAATAGTTGTAAGGTCTGGCCCATCATCTGGTTCTTCATTCTTTTCAGGCTCAGGCTCAACTGGATCTTCGGGGGGAATGCCTTCATCTTCAGGTTTTTCTTCTATATTTTCCAAAGCCCACAGAGGTACTAAATACTCTAGCTCCTTATGCATGGCCTCCTTAGCCGCTGGCGTAGCAAATTTGTCTTTCCAGTCTACTGACTGTATGGATCTTGACATAATAAACTCTTCGGGATCACAAATCTGGAATTCATCTTCTTCATATCTGCAAAGAGTGGCGTGGACATCATACCCCACACCATAGATCTTTACAGGGGAATCAGATGGTGAGATTTTGACTGTGTCTTTGTCGGCCGCCCATATCACGAGTCTGCCAAACCTTGTTTGTAATACGCTACTCATTGTTTCCTCCTTGGTTAAAAGAAAAGCGGTTGCTTGGGAGGGGCGGCATAAGCTGGAGAACTAGCTATCTAACCGCCCTGCTTCGACCGCAACCGAAAGTCTCAGCACTGTGTGTCCATTTACCCTCCTAGGCCCATGTAGGCCGTTATAACGGAGAGGGCTGGCGAAGCTCCCAACCCATACCCCACTATGCACCGGCAGCATGACTCTTTTTACGGTACGGCCTCCCTCTGCCGGACGCATGGACACCCACGCAAAAATTTCGTACCAACCTCCACAGGCTCAGCTCCAACAGGTTCGTTAATATTATCATAACAGAAAATCCATATCAAGCAATTTATTCCATATAGCGGCGAGATTCCCGCTTGGTTCCACACCGGGGGCAGATGAATACTAAAACATCTTTTCCCTCCATGTCCTCATAAATATCCATGCCATCTACTTCCCGTTCATCGTGCCATTCATTGCATGACGAGCACATGACTTTTATCTTACGATACTTGTGAATTCTCTCCTTTTCAGGCATAACATCACCAAGGCTTTCTCTTACCTTCTTGGTATGCCAGCAGGTTCGTCGAAAAGTAAAACCCTTACACTCGCATCGAAGCTCGCCATCCTCAAGGCTTACCTTGTATTTCTTGTTCGGGTTACTCTTGCTTCTGATAACCCATGTGCGCCTCTTTATCTTCTTATTGGTGATAATGCTGTCATCACGATCTTTAGGCTCAACATACTTCAGCCCCAATAATTCAAAGATCTGCTTTTCATCAAACCCCACTGTCAGGTTTGTGTCCCCCTTCCAGACACCGTAGCGGTTCAGCTTAAAGCCGAGCCGCTTGGCATGACTTCGCATCTGCACATTGAAGCGGGCAGAGCCAGTTGAGAACAGCAGAGCCGCCCCTTTTGCCCGATGCGGAAACACCCGAATGTCGAACTGAAGCCCCTTATAAATAATGCGCTTGTCGGTGTTTCCGTTGTTAAGATGGTCGCACTTTGGCAGTTGCGACCAGATTTGGCCCTTCGGGTTCATGGTTTCGCTGACGACGACCACATCTACATCGTTCAGCTCGGGGCGCATCCGCCGCATCGAACCACAAACTACAACATCGGCCACGCAAGGCACGGCCTTAAGAGCCGCCTCAACCTCCTTGGCTATGGGCCTTGCGTGGATCGTTTTCATTTTCTTTCCCTTAGCCATTACTACCTCCCGAGTGCCGCTTTGATTTTGTCGTATGTTGCCTTGTCAAAGGAAACATCTCTGACATAATCATTCACGACAGTTTCGTTATTAATAATCTGCACCATAATAGGCGCATACATCATCGCCGTAATAAGCCTGACATTCCCACAGCGGATCAGACAGGGCAATTGCCCCATGTTGTCGCCACTTGCCAGCAGGGCCTCAATATCTTTTTTAGACAGGAAACCTGCCTGTTCGATAATAGGCTTCAACAATTCTCTCTGTGATTCCTTCAGGATCATAGCAAATTCCTTTCTTAAACTCTTTGTCTATTTGTCGCTGAAGGGCATCGCTGTTTTGCAAGGCGCAATATGCCTCGGCAACTTCTTTACGCATCCCGTTGGCAATTGGTTTGTCGCAACAGGGACACATAACAGCCCACCCACCAAGTCTTCTTTGTCTTCTTTTGATATAATACTTTTTCATTTTAGCTCCTTCATGGCTTAATTTGTTACCCAAAAATTATGCAAATGCCATGCCAAAAGTATAGCGATTCCAATAATTTATAGTCTACGCTGGCGACCTCTTTACGGCTGATAATAGAGCAGTCGCCGTACCAATTTGTAGTCAATACTTAAAGGGGGCGGTTGGCCAAAAAGAGAAGATAATAAGATGACGATGATAAATAGAGTAGAGTGACAAAAAGAGTTATTTAAAGTGACAAAGAGCGGCACTTTTAAACTCTTCAACGGTAATCGAAGCTAACCGCCCTGACCCATCGAAATTGGCTGAAAAAAATAAATGTAGCAAACTCAAAACTCTTCAGTTGAGATGAATAATGACGAGTACACGATGACCACGTTGGCATGGCGGTTGCATACTTTCCGGGCAACAGCGCAGTAAGCAATTGGACAGTAGCCACATACAACAACCACACAAAGGAGGTAAACATGGCTACAAAGAAGAGCAAAAAAGCAAAGAAAGCAAAGACGAAGACTGCCGCCCCCGCGGCGACCCCCACGGCCACCGAAGCTCCGGTTGAAGTTGAAGCCGCGCCCCCGGCTCCCAGCAAGAAGGCAAAGGCTGCTCCGAAGGATGAGAAGAAGAGGAAAGCTACGCCTTTCGACAAGAAGTTTCTGGAGCAGCAAGCCTATCACGGCTCCCGTGACCCGTATCGCGAGATCAACAAGTTCGTCAAGCGTGAACGCCGGGAAGAAGCAGAACAGCCGCTGGACTTCCTGAAACGGCTGACAAAGCAGTTCGTGAATGTGGACTTCACCACCAGCATGAACGCCGAGAGCGGTGACATTGTTCGCATCAGGGACTACCGCCAGCCGAAGGTTGAGATTCGCATTGTGACCGGCGACAACTACCCCGGCATGGTCGGCTTCGGGCGGCCCGTTTACAAGGGCTCCAAAACCAAGACCAACGGTGTTGCCCTGCAAGACGTTGGGAAGCTGGACGGCCTGAAGGACCAGGCCAACAAGGTCGGCAAGTACTGGTGGTGCAAGCCGACCAAAAACAGCTTCAATACCTTCGTCCGCATGATGGAGAAAGTGGGCTTCGAGAAGGCTGGCTAAATAAGTCCAGCAAGAAATCACCGCGCCCGAGGAATAGGGGCGACACAAGTTGTCGCCCCCGTTTTCCTTTAACCCTGCAATAAGGAGCAGAAATGTTCAGAAAGGCATATAATGGCAGAGCAAGTTACACTATGGGAAACCGAATTAAAAGAGGCTGGGGTGGTTGAAGTCTCAACATTAAGGGCATCAAACTCTGATGAGACCGCAAGGGTTATCCTTGATCTCATAGGTAAAAAGGATCGTGAGTTCTTAATCGTATTATCTTTAGACAAAAACAACTATATTACTGGCGTACACGAGCTGGCAAAGGGAACCAGCGACCATGTTGTTACGACAATAGCGGCAGTAATAAGATTTGCCTGCCTGACCGGAAGCCACAGGATAATTATTGGACACAATCATCCGATGGGAAATGTTCTCAATGTATCAGAAGAAGACATAGAGTTAACGCTCAACATAAGTCGCGCGTGCTGTCTCCACAATATTGAACTCCTTGATTCCATCATTGTTGACTACCAAGATCGCTACCTGAGTATATGCCAGATCATTGAAATCAACGAAAAAATAGGAGACGGTAAAGCTTTGACTGAGGAGAAACTTCTTGCTATAATTGAGGAAGTTAATAACGCCAAACAGGAGTAATTCCAATGACCGAATTAGACAAATTGCGGGCCAAAATCAGTTCGCCTCCATCAGCCAGAAAATCCGACAAAAAGAGAAAAACCGAAAAGGGGCGTACCGGGCGGCAAACTGAATCCATCAAGAAAAAGATCATTGAGCAATTTGATCTTTCCAAGCCAACGGAGCTTCACAAAAAACCAGCCCCGAAACCGAAGATAAAACTACCCCTGAAAAAGATAGTGCGTGAACCGGTGGTGCCTGGTTTTCCGGAGAAAGAAATTAAAGAGGAATTATCCCATAATATAACCCCGACGCAGTATCTCTCAGAGTTTGAAGTGGCAAGGCAATACCTGCAACCGGTGGTGCCTGGTTTTCCGGAGAAAGAAATTAAAGAGGAATTATCCCATAATATAACCCCGACGCAGTATCTCTCAGAGTTTGAAGTGGCAAGGCAATACCTGCAACAAAGGATTATTCACGGAGACAAGAAGAAATTCTTTCGCAGTCTTTACAGCCATGCCAACAGACGTGGAACCCTGACAAAGGAACAAATGAAGAGCGTCAAGAAGGCAATGGCAGAAGAGCCAATTGAATTATTCAAAGACAAACAGCACCTATATGGCCTGTTCGACAAAATAGAATTGATTATTTCAAATACACAAGAGAATGCCGAACTGGACGGCGATAACAGGGTTGTTAACCAATGTACCACGATTCTTGATATGATTGAAAAATACGATAAATACGGTGGTCTTACAAACCCGCAATATAAATACTTAAAGAGTTTGCTTAATAAAATCTTAAAGCCAGGACACAAAATAGATCTTGACAGGCCAAGAACCGTATAAGGAGCACCTTGATGCCAAGACTAAAACACTGTACCCGCTGTCGCCTACACGAAACCCGCAATAAAATCGTATGGGGCGCTGGTGATATTGACTCCACCTGCAAGTTCTGCGGCGAAGGTCCAGGGTTTAACGAAGATAAAACTGGCACTCCGTTCTGCGGAGAAAGCGGCAAGCTATTGCGGTCGTTTATGCTTGATCTTGCAGGGCCAACGATTTTCAAAGAGGTATTTATTACAAACCTTGTACTATGCAGGCCACCAAATAATCGTGACCCCTACGATGACGAAATAGAAGCCTGCGACCGCTGGCTACGCTATCAGCTATTCCGCATGAAGCCAAAAGCCATAGGATGTATTGGCAGAATTGCCGCGGGAAATCTGATTAAAGGTATGTGGGAATGGGGAGTGCCAGTTAAAAAGAGGGGAACAGTTTATATTCCCATTTATCATCCTGCTTATGTCAGCAGGAACAGAAACAATGAGGATTTGATGGCAAAGTTTAAAGACTCAATAAAGTTAACCCTTGAGCTAGGAGGCATATTATGACAATGGAAAAAATTACAGATGAGGAAAGGCAAGTTATTGTTGATCTTGTGCAGAAATATGGATTCATGAAACGTATTAATTACGACGGTGGCCATTTCAATGCTACCACAAAGTCGCTTCAGCGATTGTTTTAAAAACGACCCTCATGCGACAAGTGGGTTGATTTGGTCCGCCGGGCAGGGAACATTCCCGAGGCCCATGTTATCCCACTGGCAATGTACCTGATGAATCGGCAAATGAATGGCGGCTACATATCATCTGATGCCACCACTGAAGCCGGTCGCCATATCAGGAAAAACAAAATAAAGATTATCGGCCTTAATGGTGAAAGATACCCTGATTATACTCACTGGTGGAACAAGATGAATACAGCACCCCAATTCCTCGCCATTGTTTACGGAAATATGTACGCAGACACCATGCCCCGATGGTATAAAGCAACGAGCGCAATTATATCATATAACCTGATCGGGGCACTTTACGGCTCAATATTGGCAAGGCAAGGCCATAAAAATGCCCCAGATACGCACCAGGATCAATTCTAAGCCGTTTTTTTGGCCAACAGGTACTCAGGTATGGTTTTTTATAAGAAAAGGCGTCTAAGGGCATCCTGACAACTATTAGGAGAATATCATGACTAAGAAAGCAACAAAAAGAACAGCGACAAAGACAAAAGCTGAGGTAAAGACCCCGACCACTGAAGATAACACGGTCTTAACACACCATATCTTACCCGTTTCTCTGGCTCACAAGCAAGAAAGCTCGGTCGAACTGAAACGAAACAGTAAAGGGGGCGTCGAGGTGCGGGTTAAGGTCTACAACGGCGACCCTGAAGAAGCAGCAAAAGAAGCCAAAAGGATCTTTGATGATGTACTGAAGTTTGCCAAGAGCAAGGAGGCCTGATGTGGACCGAAAAATAACAATCAATAATCTTATATTAGAAGTTACTCGGCGCTGTAACCTTAAATGCAAACACTGTCTGCGTGGCCCTGCTGAGAATCTATCACTAGGGCACGGTACGGTTGTCGAAGCCCTGCACCAACTGGATGCGATCGGTTCAATAACTTTTACAGGCGGAGAACCTAGCCTTGTGCCAGAAGTTTTAAAAATGATCCGTGGCGCTGTGTCGTTGAGGCAGATTAATGTTGAAAACTTTTATATCGCAACCAACGGCATCACTAATGATAAATACGACCACTTCATGATTGAGATATTCAAATGGTGGATGCTGTGTAGCGATAACGAAATTTCAAGCGTTGACATCAGCCGGGACCAATGGCACAAAGAGGTTCCCCCTGTTGAACATCATCCGCTAGGAGCTTTCAGGTTTACAGGAGAAAGAAGTATAGACAGCCGCCCACCGTTCGCTCTTATAAACGAAGGCAGAACAAAGAGAATGACTAACCTACCTATAAAGTCTTTCGGTGAAATGACATTCAGCCGAATTAACTGCCGACGAAACATACGCTCCGGCTCACTTATCCGCAGTTCATGGAAAGATAATGGTATAGAACATATCCACTTTGACGATGAAAGCGTCTACATTAACGTACACGGTGACGTGATCCTAGGCTGTGATTTCAGCTATAAGTCTCAGGATAAATTAAAGATCGGAAACGTACACTCTGATAACCTTGTCGAACTGCTGGAATCACATTCCGAGTTGGAGGAAATATGACTCGTAAACAGGTACAAAGAAAAAGGTTTCCCCCCAAACCCCCCTTCCAAAAAGAAAGATCAAGCTTTATATACCCTTATTCAGAGGTTGATTGTTTTAAAAGAGTATTATGGAAAGATAACAAGTATAACTATTACTTTTATAAGCTTAATAGTATGTTTGAAAAGAGCTTAGTTACTTTCGTAACCAGCCTTTCCAAACATACGATCCGGCATACAAAACTATGGTTATCTTTTCTCTCCAAAATCTTCCTTTTAAAACAATCAACCGCGCCCGCCGAGTTTTATGGTTTTCAGGCTGTTTCAGCCAAAACGCGCCCCATACGAACACTGACTCGGCGCCCTCCGGCCTACGGCCTACGGGGCCTCGCCAGTGTTCGGTCATCGCCCTCTCACCGAGGGCGATGATTTTAGTTTAGAGAGAGAGATTTAAAAAAAGAAGCTGTAAAAAAGAATTGAATAATTTATGTCCTGGAGCCTAATTATATTGACCGAAGAGTTTCAGGGTGATACAATATAGGAAACTGAAATTGAAGGGAGCGTTATGGATCATAAGTTTGAATCAGACGGGGAAGTGTATGAGATACAGTGTACCCGTAGCAACCCCTTGAGTGAAGACTGTCAAATATGCAACAAGATAAAACAGAAAGCTATAAGGACATGGATTAAGCGGCATGAGAAATTCTGTCTGTTGTGCAGTGAACAGCCTAAGTGCTACCTGTGTCTTAGGGCAGGGTGCAGTGAATGGCTTAAGGACAAACAGTTTATAGAGGAATATGGTACATACCGCGGTTGCTCCCGCTTAATGCTAAACAAGTATTGCGAAGACTTTGTTTGCAGGCACGGGTTTAAAGGATGGTGGCACGATGACTGGCGGGAAAGATTTAAGAAGGTACAGGTAAAGGCTGGAAAGAGTATAATGAAGGAAAGGAAGAAGATTAAAAAGAAGGAGGCTAAGAATGAGCCTAAATCTAAAAAGACTGTTGAAAAGAAAGAGTGAAAGCCAGCTCGACGGAATTGATCCCTTCAGGGAGAGAATACTTACCAGGCTGAAACGAACTGGCAATCCTTATATACCTGAAATAAAAGAGTATATGATTAATCAGGTATTTCCCCCGCTGATAGAGCTTGTTGACAGCATAACCCCCGAAGGAGTAGATGTTACCTATCAATTCCTATGGGAAGATAATTGGTTTATTGAGACAGTAGCCCCGGCTCGCATTTACAGTAATAAAATTAAGTGGGACGCCCCGCTTGAGATGGTTGGCGGCAAAGCCTTCTTTAAAATCTTCCTGAATGAGGAAGATGTTGATTACAAGCTGAGGGTCGAATGGGAGCAAGGAAAAGGGCTGAGGATTAACCTGGACGCCCAAACCCTTTTAGCCCTTAGTCAGCGCCGCGGGCTGATATTCGACGCCGCACGATTGACAGGGAACAGCGTAGACAACTACCTTATAGGCTCCTTACAAGCTAAAGAAGAAATGAACGGGAAAGAGGAAACAACTCAAAAAGAGCGAGACCTGCTGTTAGCGCTTAAGAGTATGGGGTACGCAAAGGCACATCTTGACATGGCAAAGGTTAAGGCATGCTCCAGGGTAGATTATGGTGGCGAGAACCCAGAGGCAGAGCTTGGAAAGATGATCTCCGCCTACTTTAAGACTACAGGGTGACAATATTTGTCAATCCGGCTGTCAAAAAGAGTCATAAGATATATAGATGGTACAAAAAAGATTAGTCTTTTCAGGCTGGCATGGGGTTTGCATAATTAGCGCACAAAGGTAATGCAGAAGCTAACGACCAAATAAAAAGGAAACGACCATGGCAAAAAGCAAAAAAAAGAAAAAGGCGACGAAGGCCGTAGCGGAGAAAAAAGAAGCAAAAGTTAAAGAAGAGAAAGAGGAGCAGAAGCTCTGGTTCGGCAATGCTTCTTTAAGTGTTCACAAGCTTAAGGACTACGGCGAATGCCGTAATCTGCCTCACTGTAAAAGAACCGGAATTGAATGCGACGGCAAAGACCATTGCGAAGACTATGTTTCCATTCAGCCTTTCATACCCGAGGCTGATGAAAACTATGTTGTCAATATGGATATTGCCGAATCACTGGCCTATGCTCTTGGGGAGGGCGAAAACATATTACTTGCCGGTCCGCCGGGTTGCGGGAAGACAACCCTGCCTGAGTTGATCGCCCACCTATGCAATTGGGAGTGCGTACAGTACTCTGCCAGCGAAGAAACGCGGCTGTCCTATATTATAGGCCAGTGGGTCGTTGCTGGTGACAAAATGCGCTGGTCTGATGGTGTCTTCACTGACGCTATCAGAAACGGAAAGATTGTAATTGAAAACGAATCAGACTTTATGCGGCCTGAACTCCGTGGTGCCCTTCACGGAATCATGGATGAGGGCGGCGTTCTAACTCTTCAAACAATCCACCCTGAAACGCATGAACCATTTACCGAAGTGATCCACAAGCATCCAAACTTCCGAATAATTTCAACAGCGAATACGGTCGGCTTGGGTGATGATGCCCATATCTTTCATGGTACACAACAGCAAAATGCGGCCAGCCGGGATCGCTATTCCGTCATTGTTAAAATGGATTATCACAAGCCTTATCTTGAAGCAAAAATACTCAAAGGCAAAACCGGCATAGATGAAGAAACTGCCGAAAAGATGAGTTCGGTCGCATGGGGCATTCGAGACCTTGCACGTGATGAAAACAGCGATATTACATTTCAGTTTTCTGTTCGCAGGCTATTATCCTGGGCCAAGTGGCATCAGAGAAAGCAATACCCGCAAGAGGCCATTCAGCTTGCAATTCTGAATTTTATGGCCGATGAAGGTGAGATTGAAAGTGTCATCAATATCATTCGACTTAACTTCGGGGAAAAGTTTGTAAAGCACCTAAACTCGAAGAAACCATTTGATCCAAACAACATCACCACAGATTTTAATGACGATGATGAATTTTAGGAGACACTATGACAATCAAAAGAGTACTTGAGCCAAACAAGGCAACAGGATTAAGAAACTTCGCCATACATCTGTGTGGCAAAAACATACGGCTGATAGAGCGGGTTGGCGTACCGTTGTCTGCTACCGGGAATACAATCTTTGTGCCTACTGTTCCAGATGATCAAATTAATGAATTCAGGGATGTTTTATTTCCCGGTATATGGCATGAGTCTGCCCACATTAAGCGGTCAAGCATGGAGTGGCTTAAGAAGATGAATGAGATGAGAGCCACTGGTGAAATGAACGGGGTAGAGGAAAGCTTGTTCCGCTTAATGGAAGACATGAGAATAGAGTACCACGAAAAGCAAGCTAACTCTGTTGCAAATGCTGAATTCAGGAATCTGGGCCGGTGGGCAGTGTCTAAACTTAAAGCCAAATACGACGGTAAAGATTGCGAAGAATTGTTTGGGGAAAAATATGACCCGCTTAGCGATCCAAACCAATATATCTTTAATATTTCGGTTGGTGTCTATATGAAAGCCCATGGCGTCGAAATAGATTTCCTACCACCAGAAATCAAATCAATGGTTGATGCTCTTTGGCCCGAATCAGACAGGTTCCTGAGAACATCTGATCCATGGGCTGATGGAACAAGTCAATCATGGAAGACCGGAAAAAGACTAGCAAAGAAGTTTTTTGATCATCTTATGAAAAAAATAAAGGAACAGGAAGAGGCAGAAAAAGAAAAGCAGAAAGGGGGTGAAAACGACAACGAAGAAATAGGCGAAGAATCAGATGAGGAAGGGGACGGTAAATTTGATGAAGAATTTGATGAAGAATCAGATGAAGAATGGGGCGGGGGCGATAGTGAAGACATAGATGAAAACAGCAACAGCGAAAATGGAAACGGAGGCCAATATGATGAAGGCGAAGACGAAGATGAGCAAGAGGGAGACGAAAGTGGAGACGGCAGTGAAGAGAGTGGCCAAGGAAAACCCGCCAGAGATTCTGATGGAAGTAGCGAGGATATTCAGGGAGGCGCTGGCGAAGGCGGAGGAGATAACAATGGGGGAACCGACGAAGACGATTCACTAGACGACGAAGACGATGAGGAGGAATATGACGAAGACGATGGTGGGCTAAAGGTCCACACAAAAACAACTGAAGTAGAAGCGAGTATTGACGGTGAACCGGAACTAAGTGTTGAAGATGGGGGCGGCTCCGAAGAAGTAGATATTAAAGTTGACGAAAACGGAGCCGCCAACATTACCGCGTCATTAGGCGGTAAAGGAGGCGAAAAAGTAAGCTGGAAAGACCTTAAGGAAAAACTTGAAACAGCAGGGGCAACAGACCTTTATGTTGAGATTTTAACTGAAGCCAGCAGGAGCATGGAAGAAATTCTTAATGAAGGGAGTGCAAAGCAACATCTTCCGCATCCAAGCTTACGGGAAGGCGATAAACCAGTTATAGCTACAGAACATGGTCTTTTGCGCTATAATATTGAGAAAGGTAGAATATCTTCAGAAATAAAGAAACTTCGTCGCAAGATGGGCTTTTATATAATGAGTAAAAAGAGAACACACTTTTTAGGCGACCGTGAAGAAGGTGAAGTTGATCCAGCAACCATATACTCCCTGCGTACGGGGAATAAAAACGTATTTCAAGAAAGAGTCAGAGCACGGTCGCTCAATACGGCAATAACATTTCTAGGCGACAACAGCGGCTCAATGCACGGAGAAAAAGTCGCGAACGTCAGGAGGGCCTTTATTGCTCTCGGTGAGGAATGCACCAGACTTGGCATACCATTCGAGCAATTAGCTTTTACCACCCAAGGCGGAAGACTATTAGGGTTAACCCCGCAAGATCTTCAAATATATAACCGCTTCGAGAATGTCAAGCACATTATTGTAAAGAGTTTTGATGAACCATTCCAAAAAGTTAAGACTCGCATACTTTATCTTACCGGCTTTAGTAACAACGTAGATCATGAGGCAATATATTGGGCCGCCCAAAGGCTTTACCCCCGCAAAGAGCAGCGTAAGATTTTATTTGTCTTGAGTGATGGGCTACCAAACACGGTAGACACAAACCACAAGCTTCTGGAGTACGAGCTGGTAATGGCTGTCAGAAAGATAATTAAATCTGGAATAGAAGTTTACGGCATAGGAATTCACACCGATGATGTTAAAAAGTTTTATCCGGAATGGACAGTGATTGAAGAAAATAAGGACAACATTGCCGAAGCAATCTTTAAATGCTTTGAGAAGAAAATCTCAAAACACTACTAGGAGTATAAATGCCTAAGAAATTCAGAGGCACTGCTTTAATTAGGGTTGATCGAAAGCAGGCCAAAATTGTTAATGTTGACGATATAGATGATGTAACCATAAATTCCCTTCGACAGCACATGGGCTACCATGTAACTTATAGCTCAACAGAGCTAGATAATGAAGGTCAACCACGCAGGGTCCTACGCAGAAAAATCAAAACAAAATTCGACTACATTCGCGGGACTTTCCCTACTGGCATGGTTGATCGTTGCCGCAAAGAATTGAAGCGCAAACGATACAAGGTGAAGGTGCTTGACAGACGCCCTACGATTCCACTTGATGAAAAAGCTATACTTGGGGCCATTGACACCTTTCCGATGCACTTACGACCCTACCAGATTGATGCGATCACCACTGGCCTATACAACCCACAAATGATATTTCATGTTTGCACCGGCGGAGGAAAAACTGTTCTGTTCGACGTTATCAGCCAGATGACCAGCCTTAAGACATTGGTGATTGTTGACAGGGAAGATCTTCTCCAACAGCACTACAGGTCCCTTAAAAAAACCCGCCCCGGCGAAGATATTGGTCTTATCAGAGGAAAGCAATTGGACTTTGGCGAACGGGTGTGCATCGCAACAGTGCAAACAATAATGTCCCGGCTGAAACGAAGCCGATATCGAATGGATAAATATTTAAAGAGTGTTGAATATGTAATACTCGATGAATGTTTAACACTAGACACAAATATAATTTTAGAAGATGGTGGAGTTAAAAAAATTAAAGATATAACAAATGAAGATGAAGTTGTTGGGGGCACAGTATCTAATTTCTTCAAAAGAAAATCTGAAATATACAAAATTAAGTCTTCATATAGCCATCTTAAAACATCTCCAACACACAAGAACATTGTATTGGAGAGAAAAAGAAAGATAAATATTATAGAGGTT